TGGCATATAAAATCGGTCTTTAGGCTCACGCTTTTTCTCTATGTACTGAAAATAGCTGTCAACTATTTTGTTTTGGGCTTCAAGTAACAAAATCTCATATTTTTTGTTTATCAGATCATATGTGGTTTTGTGGCCGAATGCGTATTTTTCCAAATCCCAAATCGTACCGCCTGTTTTATCCTTGCAGAAACGCTCTATAATGTCTTTTGCCCTTTCTGTAAGTCGTAATCCATACTCAATATCTTTCTCTCCGTTTATGGCTACGCTACAAGCATCTACATAGGCATTAATTACCTGTTCATCTATTCCGTTTTTCTTTATGTAATTTTCATATCCATTTACTGCATTGATTAACTGCTTTGAAGCCAAATAAAAAGCACCTCCGCAAAAGCAGAAGTGCCTTGACTTCTGCCTATAACTGTTTTAGGGTAGCGACTAACTCCATTTGTTAGCCGGTAATACATATTTACAAAATATTCATTTTCTTGAACGCAGAAAAGATTTTCGGGGCTTGAATTGCAAGCCAGTCAACCATTTCCTCATTCTTTGCCCATGCACCATTGTAGCAATTTGAAGAATCAGATAAACCACTTTCGTTGAAGAATGCATGGATAATTTCATGCCTTAAAGTTCTTTTTCGGTATGATTCTTTCTCTTTCTCGTTCATATCTGGGAAGTACTTTTCTTCCGACATGTCGGCAATTACGATCAGCTTGCTATCTTCTCCGCAATAGCCTGCAAGACTTTTTCCCTCCATGAAACTGTCCTCTGATACTTTGTGGATTTCAATTCTGTATTCTGTTCCAAGAATATCTATTTTCATCGTATCATCACAAATAAAAGACTCGTTCTGTGATGTTTTTATTCCTAACTTGGCTTCGTCTAATTTTTTTCGAAGTCTTGTTATTCCTTTTTCCATTTTTTTAATTGTGTCTTGGTACTCCATGCGCTCACTCCTAAATTCTTGCAACTACGTGTTCTTTTGCAATTTCTTCTTTTTCCGGGTCATAAATAACCGAACCGTTTTTATCAGTCTTATTCTTATCAAATTCGCAAGAAATTTTTATGTATGGGTATCTCAATGGCGTGCAGTCAGCATGAAAATCAAGATTATACACTCCCTTTTGCCATTTTCCATTGGCATAAATCTTTATATAACCGCCTTTTCTGGTTTTGATTATGATTTTTGAACGTGTTTTCTTCATTTCCAATGCACCTTGAACCCTTTCTTTTTATACTCCTCTACGGCTTTTTTAAGGCTCATATCGTCCTCATACTTTTCATTCAGCATAATCTCACCACATTACCTTTTTCAATGCCGTATATGTTGCAATTTGCAAGTTTCTTAGCCGTTCCAAGGATAGCTTTTGTCTGTTTACGGCTCATTTCATAGATTTTGGCTCCCATATTAACAATCATTTTCAACACCTATCCCTTCATCTGTGATAAATAACTTTTCTGCTTACATTCGCTTCATATGCTCTTCCAAGAGACCGAACAAACGAATATTTGCCTTTCTCACGATCTATATGCTCCAACTGCTTCACGTATGGTGCTAAATCATTTGAAATTCGTTCTGCAAAGTCCTTTAGTGGTCTGAAAACTTTAATTGCCTGTTCTTGCAAAAATAGGATTATTGCTCGCCAAGTATCAATTACTTTTTCATCATACTCAAGAATCATCTTGCCTAATTTCCGACACCACAATTTGAAATCAACAACCATATACCCTTGCGATTCGATAATCTTTTTCTGTTCTTCGGATATATTAAGAATCATGATTCCACCTCATTTTCATGTGAATTATTCAATAATTTCGTATATTTCTCCTTCACATTCCTTTGGAGCCATCGTTCCCCATCCATTCTTTTTTCTTAACTCATAATGATTTTCATGCTCTGTAGCTTCAAGCACATCGCCTTTATTAATCACCATCTTATATCCATGTTTTTTGTCATTTATTTCTACATCCTCTAAAAATCTTGCTTTCATACTTACACCTCATTTTTGCATAAAAAAATACCAACCATCGAATATTGACGGTTGGTAAATGTTATTATCTAAAATCCCAACTTACTTTCCATCCATGGGATTTTGCCACATCGGCCCAAAACTCTTTTTTATCTTTCGGAATTTCATCGTTATATTTTTCCAATCCGACATAACAAGAGTTATCATAGTAACAGATGGAAAAACCTGTTATTTTATATTCATACGGATATTTCCATAACGGGTCTTCAACTATTGCTCCAACAACAGGCATGATGTCGCTCTCATATTCTTTCGAAAATCTGTGAACATCTGGTTCACCTTCAACCTTAACAGGCTGTGATAAAATTATCTTCATGCTTCTTCCTCCGATCTTTTGTGATAGAGAAATTATACCACCTTGACCGTCAATATTCAATTATCAAGGTTCAAAATAGCGACACAGGGAATCGAACCCTGTCAGATCAAACCATGCCAACCGCTTTCAAATCTGCAATTTCTAATCACGGAAAGGGTTTTCTGTTACCAATGATACCGCTACCATCCATAAGTCTCCCATCGACCGGAACTATTGCAGTAGTACCCGACTAAGTGGAGATAAGGAATTGATGTGGCGAGGATTCGAACCTCGCAGAAAAGATTTACTCCCTCATAATGTCCCTGAGAAATACTTTCTCTGTATTGCATTTTGCAATAGACATTTCATAGCGTTTACCCATTCCGCCACACATCAACGCCCGATTTTTTCGAGCAAACGCCGCACACAGGATTCGAACCTGCAAGCCTTTTACAGCCAACGATTTTCAAGACCGCTCCCTCACCACCCGGACATACGGCTTTTCTATATGCTCCCATAAACCACCGACTATTTTCAGAGAGCGCTGGCAATCCGCTTCATGCCTTACCTCGGATGTACGTTGTTTTCGCAGTCCTCCACCTTTACGTTTCTGCGCTGTTTCCAGATTTTCAGCCAAAACATAGACCATCTGCTGGCAGGCAGCGTAATTTGACCGAAGCGCAGTGTGTAGGATTCGAACCTACAAGGCGAACAAACGCCCGACCGGATAGCAACCGGCTCCAATTCCATTATGGGAACACTGCCAAATTGACAAGATGCACTCGTTCAAAGGCTACCAAACGCATAGGGATATTTTCGAGTGTCCTGTCTGAACTGCTTTTGTTGTACTTCCTACTCGCAGCCTGTTTGTTGTGCGTTTCTTTTATAATCCACTTCGCATACTCCTGTTAAAGAATACGCAAGACCTATCGTTGGGATTGCAGGAATCGAACCCGCGACAACCCGGATATAAGCCGTGTCTTCTACCACTGAATTAAATCCCAATACAGTGATCGGTACGAGATTCGAACTCGTGTTACCACCGTGAAAGGGTGGTGTCTTACCGCTCGACTAACCGATCATAACCGCCACAAGACGGTTAGCAATATGTTTTACGTGCTATGCGTTACACGATCATGTGCCGTGGGATAGACGCATGATAGAATACCACCGGACGGTCTCGCACCGTCCTTAACAGAATCGTCCTAGTGGCGAAAGGAGGAACCCAAATGCTTGAATCACTCAACCAAGGGTTCAAGTACGTATGGAAAACATACGTGGCTACATGGAACGTCAGCATGTAACCAGTTAGGCTACCGGGATTCGAACCAGGGAATACAGGAATCAAAATCCTGTGCCTTACCGTTTGGCGATAGCCCATCATTTCCAAATGACCATAATATTCATCGCAAAAATCACGTATGAAAGCAAATACCCCATTGCGTTTGAATTGTCTTTTTGTTTTACCTGTCCTCCCATAAGTCCCAGTATTACGAGGGCATCTATCGCTGTTGCAATAACTTTTAAAGCCATATCAATATCTCCCATCATCAAAGCTGTGTTCCTGTTTGAATCGCTCCATTTCATTCACGCTCATACCGAAAAGTCCAGCAGATTCATCAGAATTCGTATGTTTGAAATATTCTCCCTGTTGTGGAAACATGAATCGGAACATAGCGTAATTTGCAACATCGCACAGGTATTCAAGGTTTCCGGTCTCTTCAAACTTTGCAAGACACATTTTCAAACTTTCAACCGCATTAACATTTCCGGTGGAAAAGTTCATTCTTGCCGGTCCGTATTTGTAATACGACTGCTCAATCAAACCTTTGCGTTTTTCATCAAAGGTTTCGGAATACTCGGTTTTCATCAACTCATTGCTGCAGCTTGCCATTAAACATCACCTTCCGCTCTGTGGTTTGCTCTTTCAATGTCAAACCCTTCCGGGTAACGCGCCTTAAGCTTGTCTACGTTCATTTGCATGATTTCATCAAGGCTCCAGCCGAAGGATTCGCAAAGCATTGCAAGATACCAACAAATATCGCCAGCTTCTTTCTTTGCGTGGTCAATATCAAGCTGTTTCTCGTGGAAAATCCATTTTTTGATTATGTCGTTAAATTCTCCAACTTCACCGGATAGTCCAAGGCAAGCATTAAAGATTCCGCCAAAATCAAGATGCTGTTCGTCTTCTGCGATCAAATTTTGCTGTAGAAGATATTTCATATCGCACGTTAAAATATTTTCAAGCATTCTGTTTGTTGCTTTGCGATCGTTTGTCCGCATGGCTAATGACTGATACTCATTTCCGGTCATATATCATTCTCCTGTCCGAAACGCTCTTTTTGTTTTTAAAAAATTTTTTTGGAAATTTAGTTGCGATTCGCAACGTGAAAGTGAATTGTTATAAATTTATTATAGCCTATTTACGGTGAAAGTCAATGGGTGTGTTGTAAGTGGCTTTTTATTTTTTGAGGTATTTAAGGGACTTAGTAGCCGCCCGGTGGCCTTTCTGTCAGACCCCCTCCCCATGTATTCAGGACCATTGTTTGTGCTGCTTTGCTTGGTTCGTTTGCTTTGCTAGAATTGTTTATCATTCTCAAACACTTAGCACAATTCTATATGCCCTAGGTGTAACTATTCGCTTAACTCCACTTTTCCGAATAGTTCACGAATAGTTAAAACGCTACAACCCTTGATATTACTACGTTTGTGAATTGTAGAATAATCACACACAATTTAAACTGTATTATTTACCTCTGCATCTGTGAATTGTGTGTCAATTACGTGCAATTCTTGGCTCTTTTTCTCGTCCAATCTTGGCAGCTCCTGCGCTGTGATTGCCTTGCGCTGCCCCATATCCGTCCCTAGTTCCTGTGGGAAGTCTGTATTCCCAACATACATTGCACCTACAGGGCTATTGGAATCATACGCACGATCGAGGATACAATCCTTACGATTTTGTCTCAATTTTTGCCATATCTTGAAACTTCCCTGACTTGGTTCATCGCCAGCCCATATGTCTATTGTGTTTGTTGGTATATTACAAAAGTAACTAAATGCTACTGCACTAACTAACTTGCTGTATCTGTCTGATAGATTTAAATAATAATTGCAAAGTATATCCAATACTCCATAGTCATATCGGTTATAGTTAGTCATTGCAACACCGGTACTATACAACCTCTTGTCTTTTAATACTTTTGTATCTGGGAATAATCTTTTCCCAACGTAGTACATAACAGCTTTCCACTGTCTCTGTCCAGCTTTTAACAAATCTTCGATGTGAAATTCTATACAAGCGTTGTCTATTAAATCTTGTACAGTTGATGTGTATATCTGTACTGTACCTAGATCCACTATAAGGCTTGTAAGATCTACATTCTCTACACTCTTTATATCCTGCATATACTATTCACACCTCCAATCTGTTCAATCTCTCTGCTTTTGGTATACACTATTTCCGGGATTAAAGTCAAGCCTTAATTTTTTACGGTGGTATTATATACTTACGCCGCGCGCGTATGCGGATATACACTTACAATAAACCTATAGGCTTTAGATACAGTATATTATTATTAACTTAAAAGATTAAGAAAAAGAGAGAGAAAGAGAAACATAGTTCTGAAAAAGCGACGTCAGACGATTGTGTCGTGTTATGTCAGACGATTGTCAGACGATTTTTACAAAAACTGATACTATTCTATCATTTTGGGACTTGTCAAAGGTCTGACACAACTAGCCTTGTTTATAAAAATTTAAGAAAAGTTTTATAGATTGTTTACGGTTTTTCGGAGATTTTGTAAGATATGCCCGGACACGTTGTTGATTTTGGACATGACAAAAAAGAAAAGGCAGCCGGAAAAGCTACCCTTGTTTGCATTGATTATATAATTACTATGTGTTACAATTTATTTGATTGAGAGCGGCGGCAAGTCCGCCCTCCCTTTCATTCCCTAAAACCTAATCGTTAGGCTTTTCTTTTTTTGCCATGTTGCGAACCTCATCTATTGCTTTTTGAACTTCGTCCATGTCCTTACATCCTGCAAATTTATCAGCTACGAGATTTAATATAACTTCCATCTGTTTATCTGTCATTTCGTTCATTTGTTCTCCTTTCTCCGCTTGCCCGGCTATTGTCTTCCGACAGCTTTATAATAATCTATTATCGTGTATATGTCAATAGTCTATTTTCATGTATTTTAATTATTTTTATATTCCATAATATCGCCCGGCTGACAATTTAGTAGTCTGCATAGATTACATATAACCTCACAAGTTACATTTTCATTTTTTGTCAGCTTTGCCACTGTATTAGAATGGATTCCGTTATTCTTTAACCACTGCTTATTGTATTCCTTTTTTTCTAAGACATTCCACAGCTTGGAAAAGTCAATATATCCGTTTGCACCATAATTCGCCATGCGTCACACCTCTTTTCTTTTTATATATGATAATAGATTTTTCACACCATGTCAACGTCTATTCTCATGTATCATATTGCACAATAAACTGCTGTTTTGTGTCGTCTATTTTCGTGTATTGTGTCAATTGTATTATAATCTATTATCGTGTACTATTAGTATATCAAATGAAACACGAAAGCGAGGTTACAACATGAAAAATATGAAAGCGGCAGAAACATTATTAGAAAGAAAAGGGTTTTATATTTCGAACCAGTTTGACGGTTTTACCACTCTCCCGGATGAATACGAATTGAGTGACGTAAACGGGAATGTTGTTATTGACCATTTGAGCGAAGCGCAGATTTTACAGCTTTCGGAAATTTTATAGGGAGGGCTTAAATATGAGAAAGACGGGAATGCGTTTTACATGGGAAACAACAAAGAACGGTGACGCGATCAACGAACTGAAAAAGAACGGAATCTCGTTTGAGTATAACCACTTTGGGGAACTCACAGCCGACTTTTACGGAATCGGCATTTTTGAAAAAGTCGATTTTGAACACGTCCAAGGCGATGTATTTGAAATCTGCATAGCATAGCCGAAACGCTCCAAGATCGGAGCGTCAGCCGTGGGATGGTCGCCCGGCTCTGATGATGGCAGACCAGAAAGGAAACTATATGACAGTTGCAGAAAGAAAGATAAATACAGAAGATTTAATAAGTTTTGATGAAATCGCAAAGAAGCATATAGCCGGTGAATATTTAGCAATCGGTAACGATGGAAAAAGCTATCACGCTTCATACGTTCCTAATTATGAGCCTTCCGGCGTAATGTTCTTCTGTATTCCGGCAAGCGTTAAAATTTTAGGATATTTAGAAATTGTTTAAGTCGAAACCGCCACCCGGCGGTCTGCAGGAACTGCCCCACCTGCACTGATGAGACAGGGCGCACAATGAAAGGATGGTTGATTATATGACAAAAGCGGAACTTTTGAAAGAATTTGACAAGCTGGAAAAGGAAAAAGGAGTACACATTGATGGAATTTATTACAATAGCAAGAAAAGCGCTATAGAAAACGCTATAGAGTGCCTAAAGTGCCCGGATGAACTGCTAAACAAGTATTTGACCGTTGTGAGTCTCAAATATGAGAATACCGGGCGCGTGATTGCTGAAAATGGAGATTTTAAACGCCACAGCCACAACCGGCTCTATGTATTTAATACAGCACGGCAGATTTTAGCAGACTAGGCAAGGTTGGCTTTACCGGGGTTCGATTCCCCGGCTTGTCTTTACCCGGAGCAACCGGAAAAATTTAGAATATGGAGGACTTGAAACCATGAAAAGAACGCTATACGAATTATTTATGGAATGTGATTGGAACGCCTGCCGTGTACCGTGGAGAATATACGGCGAAAACAATAAATTGATCTGCGCAAATTACGGCGCAGAAACCGGGAATGAATTTGACGATATGCAAGTAAAAAGCTACTCATACAACAAAAACAAGAATTATGTACGAGTTTATGTAAAGTAACCAACCGCCGCAGAGGATGCGCGCCGGATCACTACCGGCGGCGGTTTTATGAAATTGAAAAGGAGAAATAAAAAATGAATGAAAATAACTATGTTTTGCACGCAAAAAACGGCGTTGTGCTTGTGACAGAATCGCAAGCAATTAACAACGCGCTAGATCAAGAAAAAAGTGGCGTTATTCCGCGTTACTCATTCCTGGATTATAAAACCGGTGAAAACCTCACACCGCCCGGATGGCTCGTGTGGTCAACTTTTGCGGACGGATGCGGCGTTGTGTACCGTAGATCTGACGGAAAAATGATCGTAACAACAGGATTTCAAGGGGATTTTGTTGTAATTTAAGGCGGTACCATTCCGCCTTTTTCGCGTGCTTGGTGCATCCGTTCCGGTTCGATTCCGGGAGCGCGGACTACATGGAAATCGGTTTCCATGCGCAAATTGACAAATAAACACAATATAAGGAGGTGGGAAAGATGGGAAAATATGAGTATATAGGAAAAAGGGAAATCATGCGCCGGGTGTCTAACCTTGGTTATTTGGAAATATCCGGAAAAACGTGCGGCTACTCAAAGTTTGAGGGCGTGGAATGGGTGGAGTCTGCAAAAACCAAAATAACCGTCCAACGTGGCGGAGATTGGATGCAGATCACGCAAAGACCGGAAAACGTAACACACACTTACAGCCGGTACGATGGGAAAAACTATCTTGACAAGTGGTAAAATGCGGTCTATGCTAGATTGTAACTATAGTCGGGCAAGCGTCTTCTGGCGTTTGCCTGTGATCGGCAATACCATCAAATATCATCAATGAATTATCTATATATGGCATAACATATAGTGTATTTGTGTTATTTGCGGAATGCCGAAGATAATTGCACGTTTGTTACACGTTTTTGATAATCCGTAAAAATGGAATCTTGACCCTAAAATGCTACCCCAGGGGGGTACAAAAAAATTACGAAATATTTTTTTGGGCGCGGAAAAAATTTTCTTTCATCAAAACCCGCCAGTTAGGCGGGTTTTCTTATTTCTTCTCTTTCATTGCAATTTCTAAATCAAGCCCCAATGCATCCGTAATCTGCCGCATTTCCTTTTCTGAAAAGTTGTCACGTTTCATTTTTGCTGATAGGTTCTGTTGAGTTGTCCCTATCTTTGTGGCTAACTCTTTAGCTGTCATTTCTTTTTCAACCAATGTTAATCTTAATAATTTGGTAAACATCATACGCCTCCTTTCTTATACAAGAAACAGAATACAACAAATAAAACAATAAATCAACTAAAATATTGTTGACAACAAATAAACTGTTGTTTATAATACAACTATGAGGTTGTTCAAAACAAACATAATGTTGTTTTTCAGAAAGGAGAATAAGCATGAACCAAATAGAACAAACCATCACTACTTTAGAGATTGCAGAAATGATGGGAATGCGTCACGACAGAGTTTTAAGAAAATTGGAAGGACAAGATGTAAGGGGAAAACATACTGCAGGAATCATTGAAATTTTGACTCACCACAATTTAGGTGCGAGTGATTATTTCATTCCATCTACCTACAAAGATGAATCCGGAAAAGAAAACAAGTGCTACAAAGTAACCAAGTTAGGATGTGATTTTCTTGCGAACAAATTCAACGGAGAAAAAGGCATCGTATTTACTGCCCGATACGTGAAACGTTTTACCGACATGGAGAAAGCCATAAAGAAATCACAGGCGGCATTGCCGAAAAATGATGACCCATTTGCAGATTGTTACATTGCAAAACAGCAATTGGACGCATCACGCGGAGCGTGGTTCAGAAAAAATAATTGGAAATTAAAAATTATCATGGAACAGTTTGGGTGGACGAGAAAATTTTTATATCACAAGATTCTCGTGGAGCTATCTGACATTTACGACTTAGAACTTGAAGAAAAGTTCTACGTGCAGAGGTTTGGCTATAGACCAGAGTACAAATTGGATTTGTTGGATGGCAGTAAAAGCCTTGCCAGACTTGCGACAGGATATATCAACTATTTATTAACAGAAGAAGGAGACTACTAAAATGGATGAATTTATTAAAATTGTATGTTCAAGTCAGCTTGACAATGAAACCGGAAATGCCTTTGTTGAATACTTCTCACCCTTAACAGAGAAGCTAAAAGGGTTATTAAGTGAAAATTTATATTCAGAGTTCGAGGAACTGCTTTTTAGTTGCTGTGCAAAGAATAATGATTTTTACATGACGGAAGGCGCGAAACTCGCTATAGAAATAATGAAAGGTTCTTACATTCCGAAAGTCTGACACAATTCCGGCGGCGATTCAAACCGCCGGATTTATTTTTGCCCTAGCGCAACGATGTTTTCTTTCGTAAAAATCAAAGACCGCGCAGCATAATCACTTTTGCTCAACTCTTCTATCAGCCTTTCCCTAGTCATTTCCGGATTCGTCCGGTGCACGTACTGTAAGAGTTCTGAAATTTTATCCATTATGCAACAACCTCCATAAGTTCAATCAATAGTCTGTCTGCTATTTCAAATACTTCTCTTCCGTATGTAGTCAAGAAGTCTGCTACAATTTCCTCGGTATCAATATCCATGTATACATTATACGAAAGACAGAACGCGTGACATAATTCGTGACATAACACACGGTCAAGGAATTTCCCGCGTAAATCATCCGCAAGATATATCGTTTTCGTGTCCCTGTCGGTCATGCCTACCGTTCTGCTTCCGTCACTTCTCTGTAGCATATCGCTGTAACGCGATACTTTGACCAAATTCCACATTTTATTGTTTATCGTGAACAATTTACCACCTCGCAAACAAAGAGGGCAAAATGCCCTCTCTATTACATTTTCGTGACAAGCGTAGTCAGCTTTGTCTTGGTCAACTGTTTCTCTTCTGGGGACATACCGGAAAACAGTTCGGTCACATCTTCCGAAAGAGATTTCATGTACTTTTCAAGTTCTTTCATCTTTGCGTCCTTATCTTCCGGTGAATTTCCGTTATGCATTTCCTTTGTTTCCATGTAGCTTCTCCGGCTCATACCGGCTCTGCCCTCTCTTGCATCGTGAGTACCGGTACTCATGCCGTTATTTCCGCTCATAGGCTCTGAATAATACATCTTCCCAATACTCATTCGGTCAAGGTCTCTCATTCGCTCTGCGTCCGACATATTCTCCCACTCTCGGTAATCTTCCGGCATCTGGTGATAATATGGTGGTTCTACATATCCTCTGCGTGTTCCACGCCCTTTCGGTGCGAATCTGCCATTTGCATAGCGGTAATGGTCGTAAAATCTTCTGTCTGGATAATCCTCGTACTGTTCAAGCATACGCATAATATCCTCGTTATTTTCAGACTTTTTCATTGCTTCAACAATGTTATAGTCTTTGTCAAAGCATACGATGTTCTTTGCAATCTCCGTCCAATCCTTGAGATCATCAAGGTTTTGACCTTCAAAATTCTCAATTCCGATTCCGTCAACGTGGGCTTTCACGCAATCCATAATCTGTTTCGCAAACTTATGCATAATATCAAGCCTCCCTTACTGCAATCAAATTACTGTTCTGAACCTCGATAGCCTGCGTGGACGTATTCTGCACGGCTACGGTACTGCAACAACCGCAAGGCACATCAACGTATGCCTGTGAACTAATATTCTGTAAATTTTGTGCTGCCGCAGGCGTTACGATCATCTTTGTTGACTGCAAAGGCTCTCCATCAACCGCGATTGCAAGCGAAATCTCTCCGACTGTGCCGCCTGTCGGAATCTGAATATTGCCGGAATACGACACCAAAAATCTAGCCTTGCACTGATTTGTGATACCTCTTAGCTTGATAATTCCACTTCCCTGTCTGTGTACGATACATTTTGTTCCGTTCACTGCTGTTTCTGTGAATGCCACATCTTCTCCAGCGGCAACGGTTTGTAATGCAATTCCTGTTACTTCCATTATTTTTACCTCTCTTTCATAAAAATAAGGGCAAACATTATAGTCTGCCCTTTGATTATAAGTAATACTGCATAGCAGACATGATCGAGTTAAACTCAATTAAGATACTCAATTATTCAGTTTTAGCAGCCACAACCGGTGTTGCATCCGCATCCGTATGCATAAGCATTAGGATTAGGCACAACATATGCCGGGATAGCAGACGGATTTACCGCATTGATAATCTGCTGTGTCTGAGCCGCCATCTGAGTTGTAAGCAGTGCGCTCTGACGATCCTGTGAAGCTGCTCTGCGAAGGTCATTATTTTCTGCCTGTAAGGAAGAAATTTTCTCATTGCAGAGATAATCAAGAATAGCGCGTGTTCCTGCATTCTGGCTGTCGATAATGTCTCTTGTGTTGCTGTTCATGGTGTTCTGCAATGCGCAAGTGTTAGTTGCCATGTTGTAGTTTACACCTTGGATAGCTTCTCTTGTTTCACAGCAACAGTTAGCAAGCTGTGACTGTAATGCGTTTGTGTTCTGCATATTAGCGACTGTATCAGCATTGATAGCCTGCTGAATGCCGAATCCGGTCTGCAAAATGTTTGTGTTGATGCCGTTCATGCCGGTTTGCACTGCATAGAATCCGTCACAAAGTCCGTTTGTAATGCCATCAAGTTTTGACACAACCGCCTGATTATCAAATCCGCGCTGGATTTCGCTTCCGACACCACCATTCATTCCGTTTCCTCCGAATCCGTTACCGAATCCGCCCCATCCGAAGATAGCAAAGATAACGATAATGAACCATAACCATGAGCCTTCTGCGCCCCATCCATTGTTATTTCCGTTTCCGTCAATGTTCGCAACAAGCGGAACGGATGCACAATTACCTGTGTTAAACATAGAATTTACCTCCATAATTCATTTTTATATACATAATCTTGCAAGAATTAGTATCACATTCCTAACTGGCTTTTAAACGACTCAAAAGCCTTATCTGCGTCAATTCCCTTTTCTTTGCACAAATTCCTAGCCATCTGCTCTATGCCCTTGGAATCTCCTTTTTGTGCCATCTGCATAGCATTGCGAGCCATGGGGTTGCTCATTACGCTGTTGTTCCCCATCATTTGTTGTAAAAACTGCTGTGGGTTTCTCATGCCCTGTAACATCTGCATAGGATTCATTAAGACTCACTCTCCTTTTGTGTTCGCGAAGATTTTCTTTGCGTTTGCGAAGATAACTTATCTTCCAGCTCTTCCATCTTTCCAAACAAGCAATCCAATTTGTCAGTAATAGCCTTTGTCGCATCGTCAGATAGCCCTATTTCAATTTTTTTATCGTCACTTGAAGAATCTGCCATCTGCTCATTAAAAGGCTTATAAACGGTCTTTCTGATTGTTCCATTGGCATCCCATTGTTTTGCTACGATTGCGCTCATGTCCTGCATCGGGAAAAACGCAACACTTCCATCCATAGGCACATCATTTGCCATGATTGCTGACTCCGACTGTACTACTTTCCCTTGGATTCCAAGAAACTGCGGTTGCATCTGCGGAATCTGTGGCTCTGGCTGTTGAAACCTCTGCATTGGGTTGTACTGATATGCGGCATAGCTTGGGTTTGGGTTAAATGCCATATTCTGATTTTGCATCTGATACATTCTCTTCCTCCAATACTTCCTTGATTGCGTGAATCATTGCTGACTGATACACAAGCGGAACCTTTGACACATCTTCTCTTATTAAGATTTTTTCAAGAATTTCATCCGTAAATAACATCCCGCATCCCTCCTATGCTTATATTTTTGCATAAAAAAATACGGTTCTTCCGCAAAAAATAAGCAGAAAAACCGCATAAAAAAAAGAACGCCCAAAGCGTTCCAAGTCTACCATTTTCAGAAAAGAATCTAAAGCACTTGTGCAGACTCCTTTCTTTTGTGTTCAGTTTTTGAGTACCATTTTGAGTACCATTTTTTTTAAGACGCCGCAAACACAGTGTTTATGCGACTTGTAAAACAGTCCGTACGGGAATCGAACCCTAGAGTAATTGCCTTGAAATGGCTTAAAATAGCCATTCTTTCAATTTTTCTTTGAGTACCTTTGAGTACGAGGGACTCATAATGCTTCGATTAAGTCAAGTTCCTGTCTCTTTTCCTCAATTCCGGTACGATCAAAATAATAATGATCTTTTGTGCAACTAATGTCTGTATGCCCCATGGTATCAAGGATTGTGGACTCTTTCACTTTTCCGTCAAGCAAGATACTTCCGTATGTCTTTCGGATTTTGTGCGGAGATTTCACTTTCATTCTCAATTCATGTTCGCAGATATACCGCAAACGTTCACGAAAGTTGTAGGATTTCAACCGTTCTCCGTCTCTCTCAAATAGATATTGCCCGAAGGGATTTCTCTTTCGTACTTCATCAAGAATCCATTTGTACTTATCCGGCAATATGGCAAATCGCAATCCGGCTTCTGATTTCGGAAAATCTTTGACCTCATAGTGAAAACCATCATCATCACGATAGCGTGTTTCTGTAGAATTGATAGCAACCGTGTAATTTTCAACATCTTTCCGCTTTAATGCCGACAATTCCCCGACACGTACCCCTGTCTTAAACATAAATAGCAATCCAAGGTTCACGATATCCAAGTGGTTCCTTAAGTACATCTCCATGCGTTCCTTTTCATCTGGCATATATACTTGGTCTTTTGCCTGCCGGACTACGTGCTTAAATGCTTTTGGCGATATGTCCATATCTTTCAGCGTGTATGTAATGGAAAACTTAATATATTTTTTCCGCTTGGCATACTTAAATATTCCATATATCAGTGTCCGGAAGTTTGAGAATGCCTTGGAAGTCATGTTGAAATCATGGATGCTATTTCGTATGAACGTTTCAAGGTCGCATTCGTCTATGCTTTTGATTCTCTTATCTTTGATACCGTCAAAGTATCTCTGAAAGTCCATTAAGTATCTGTCATAGGTTGCCCTGCTGATTTCTTCAAGTTCCAGCTTTTGTGAAATCCAACGATTGAAGATTTCCTCTACTGTAGGGTCATCCTCTTTCTCTTTCCAATAATCAATGATTTTCTGCTCGACCGCTTCTCTACGCTTTGCCTTGATTTTATGTCTGCCTTTTACTTCATCCGGCAGATATGAGTACCAGTTCTCATCCTTTCCTTGATAGATTTTATAAGGGTTTTTGTTGAGTAATTTTTCTCTCTTTTGCATAGTGACTTGTTTCTGCACAAGTGCTATGTCGAGAATACCACTATCAACGGCATATTTCAACAGTTCTTTTTCATCCAATCAAATACCCCCGTTCTTTCTATTTTATCTTTTATATCTCTCACTCTGTACTCTATCGTTCTTAGTGATAGATTTTCTTTTGTGGATATTTGCTTTTGTGAAAAACCACGGCAGAGAAGAGAGAAAATCCTCTCCTCTTCTTCCGTGAAATTGGCATTTTCTTTGATTTGTTCAAGTTCTGGCTTAATGAATTTTGTAAATTTCATAAGCCATTTCTCCTAAGATTTAATTAATATTTAATGTTCATATTTCCGTGTTCGTTCACCCAATCAATAGCTTCTGCGTATGTCACGCCATTGTTTTTCAAGATGTAAAGCAGATTATGGAATTTAGGACGTGTTTCTTTCAGCCTTAAAAATCTGCTTTCTTTCTCTAAGTGACATCCGAATCCGCACAGTACGCAACCTGTTCTTTGGCATCCTGTTGTTTTCAGCAATGGTCTTTCTTTGTCAAAAATCCCAAAATCCGCAAACGACATCTGATTCTCACATTGTCCCATAGCTTCATAATCTGTGACTACTTCGCCATAAACTGAACATATCGGCAGATTGTTTTCTTTGACGTAAAGCAACACATCTTGTTCCGTCCAAAAGCTCATAGGGTTGCTATGCGGTCTTGTAACATTAAAAGCATTACATCCATCCTGCAACCATTTTTGTGTACGCATAACGCTTTCACTTGCCATAGTTGCTATAATCGGCTTTCTGCCTGTTTCTTTTTCATAATCGTGCGCAGGCTTTTTCTTCATAATGTCACAACATAAGTCGCTTATTTCAAATGGTGCTTCAAGAAAGAATTTATATTTTTCTTGATTAAACGGACTATAATTGCCTTTACTATCTGTCAGTTCTCCATTCAGTCTGCGTAACCTGTATTCTGAACCGCTAGGGATAACCCCATCTGCAAACTCTTGTACTGTTCGTTTTGCTTGTTTATTCTCCTGTCTATTCCTAACAGGTCTGCCATATAGCAAGCATACGGAACCGTCTGTCTGTCTGTCTGTTAAGATTGTGTTGTTAGATTTTTGACTGTCAAGGTATTTAACATATTTTCTCGCACCGCTTACGCAATTTGACACTTCCTTGCTAATCATTGGAAACCCATACTTTTCACAAACTTCTGCAAATGAAATCTTAGGTTTTAAAATCACAAGATTATCGAATGTCTGTGCAAACTTCTTCAACTCTGGATATTGTGTCGGAACATCTACGAACACAAAAGGAATATTTTTATATCCGCAAACCTCTCTGATTATGTGCCCTAAAACTGTGCTATCCTTGCCACCGCTAAATGACAGGTATACTCCATCTTCGCCAAATTCATTAACCCATTCATTTATTCTACGTGCAGTCATGCTTATTTTTGCAGAAAGCGGAAGCGACTGCATCTGATATAGGTCTGACATTGTATGTTTATTTTCCATCTGCTTTCCTCCTAAAATCTTCACTCTACATCACCTCTCTTTTTAGGCTAAATAATAGCCCTTACTTTTAGCTTCTGCATAATCATCTTCTGAAAGTAAAACTTCTTTCTGAATCTCTTTGTTACCATAGCAATCAACATCACATACAACCTTGAAAAGCAACATTCCATTCTTTTCAATCGGTTCTTCGTGAGTTATATTTGTTACATAGTGTTCAAGTAAATTCATTTCGAATCACCCTTTCTTTTTCTTCTTAGACTTAAACTTAAAAACATCATTTTTCTGACGGCTTACCATGCTACGATAGCCGTTCATTTTACTTGCTCTGCTCTTACTCATACCTCACACTCCTTCCGGCTTCTCGCACCGTTCAAATTCAATCACCCACACCCACGGATTCGCATTCCAACCGTAGCTATCAAGGTCGGATTTCTTGATGGTGCTGTTCCAAAGGTTTTTCCACTCTTCCATTGCAATCTCCATGTCTCCGGCATGAACTGCCATAGAAGAAAGCCCTTCATTACGAATACCGTCAATGGTAATTTCCTGTAACTGCTCCACTCTCACATTCGTAACTTTAATCCAGATACGCGCGGCTTCTTTCGGCATATGGATGGATGGTTTCCACGGCTCTTCCGCATCTTCCGAGTTAGCAATACTTGCTTTGTATCCGTAAAATTCTGCCAGATGACAGCTTTTGCCTTCGCCTACTCGCTTGATGTACTTATGCCATGTTTCGCGGACATAGAGAATATCGCCCGGCTGATATGGAGCTTTGTATGCAGTATTTATCAGTTCTATATCTGTCATATCACAGTATGGTTTGAACATGAGTTTCTTTTCTTTCAAGAATTTTTCAGGTGCTCCATTTTTGCATTTATCCGGCAACATCCCTATGAACTGTTGCGGTTTCACAATTCTTCTGGTGCAACTCTTTCTACCTTCCAGAATTGCCCGGACCATCTCTGTATTGGATAAAATTGGTTTAATTGCCATCTGCGCCACCTACTCTTTCAAAATAGAACTTTATAGGTTCTCTATTTTCCTTCACCATGCCATACCGCAAGGCTATATTGTATGTACACACATCTCTTTTCAGCCGGTCCGGTATTTTTTGCAGCTCTTTTCTAAAGTCTTCTAAGTCCATCGTTGACTTATACCGATTGCACGAGCCACAGGACGGCATAAGATTTTTGATATCATGCACGTCTATTTCTGTGTATTCATAATTTCTAAGGCAATACAAATGGTCTACGTTAAAGCCTTTCTCCGGTATTTCACAGCCACAATAAGCGCAATGCCCATTGTATTTCGCATACACCTGTTTCCTTACGGATTTAGGAATTGGTTTTCGCATCTGCTCCACCGCCTTTCACGATTTCAACTGCTTCATTCAAAGCATTATACACACATTCAGATGCGTATCCGAATTCTGTCCCCTTATTTTCCCGAAGATGCCTTAATACGTCCATTCTTCTCTTTTCCAGTTTTTCTACAACCTCGTCCGGATCGTAGGCGGTCGGCTGTGCATCTATCTCGCTCGCCAATGTTGCCAAACTTACTCTCCTAAAATCATCATCAGATTTACTCGCACGCATGCAATATTCTTTTAGTGTGTCCGCATCAATCAGTCCCATCGTTTTTCATCTCCTTTTTCAAATAATCAAAAATCTCATGTCCAATCATCCCTACAACTGACAGAATACAAAAAAGATTAACTCCAAATTCTGTCAGAATGTCTAACCTAATGGCTATAAGTATTAGTAGAAAGAAATTTATGTACGATTGAAACATCATTCTTCATCACTCCAATTAAGCTTGCAACCGCACTTACTACAGTAATTTGGCGCATTGTTGTTATTCATTATTCCTGTATCGTGACTGACTTTAATTACATTTCCGCACTCACAATGAAATTTTGAAAGCGTGTCGCTAAGGTTGTGGTCAAATATAAGTTTTTTCGCTCTCTGCCTTTCCGTAGCTGCCCGGCATTCTTCCAGTGTGCCAATTTCCCGGTACTGTTGTACTTCTTCCAGTGCCTTAATTGCTACTCTAGTAGCTTTCGCAACTCTGCATTCCCCATATTCACAATTAAGCGGGCTGTCTGTGCCTTGTGCGCATTCATAACAACTGTCTTTCTTCAATATCTTAATTGCTTCACTCTCTTTCATATTCTCTCCTATTCCGCTTCCGATTGAAGCCATTCTAAAATACATTTCTTGCACACCCCTAAATCATCTACACTGGGGCACTCGCCTATATGCATAACTTCAAGACAGCTATTAAATAATGTATTTGCTAACTCTTCATCCGACATATTCCTTATCCTGTCGGCATTGGTTGTTGTGAATTTAGATGAAGTAATCTCCATTGTTACATCCGTAATAAGCCCATCCCCATAACCATCTAGCTTTACAGATTCGATACTGCCAGCAAAATTGCCATTTAGAGATAAATTCAACATTCTCGGTTTTCCTGTAGCACCATATCTATTTTCCTTTGTATCAAGAATTTTTATCAAATCACTAACTGTTACTACTTTCATCTTCTCCACCTCTCAATTCTTTCAGTTTTGCTTCGGCTTCGGATTCTGTGGGAAATACTGTTTTACCTATATCAAACAATGCAAATCCTCTTCTTTTTGTGCAAAATTCAATTTTCATTTCTGAATCAATCGTTGCTCTTTGAATCTTCTGTGCAGATATGTTTTTTCCAGCAATAACGTAAACAGTATCTCCCACCTTACAAGGCAACTTGAAAAGTCTGCCCTGTTCCTCTAAGTCCTCGTAATCTGCTAATTTCTGTAATACATTATGGCGGTTATTTTCCCATTTAACAGGTTCTCCACTAGGTGTAGCATATACGCCGGTTCCGTTAGCACTTCTTCTTGTTAATCTCTCCATGCCTATTCCTCACTTTCTGCCAGCTTGGCATATTTCCACGGAATAGTCTCTTCATCATCCTCGCTCCAAGACGTTGCCCCACCGCGCCATGCAAACACCGTTCCGTTTTTGATTTTTGCAAAATGTCTTCTAGTCCATTCGCAATTTTCATGATCTCTTACCAAAATCGGCGTATCTACCGCAACCTTACTCCAATCAACAGGTGGCTCAACATATTCTGAATTAAGCCATTCGCGAAATCCGTATGCGCCTCCTTTGCATTCGCCCGTGGATTTTTCGTTAAAATCGCAATCTTCACATTCAATCTTCGTGCAAAGCGTTGGCTTTCCGCCCCATAATCCAAACAATAAATTGTTTGCCGCAAGTTCTATAATCTCATTTCCATATTTTTCTTTATTTGTCATATTAAACCTCCAAATCGCATACAAACTTAATCTCATCCGCCAAACTTTGCGCTATCATCGGTACAGTCAACCGAAACTGCTTGTAATTAGCCAGCGTGTCAATGTAGTCGATGAATTTGTCCGTGAAATACTGCAACTGTTTCGCTGTTATCTTAAACTCCTTTTTCAGAATCGTAAGTGTCAGTGCAAAATAGTTAAACAACGATGCACTGGAAAGCCTGTATGCTTCACGCTCGATGCAGAAACCTTTCTTTGCATACAGGTTCATCAACTGTCTCTGTGGAATTTTTCCGACTTCTTCTTTGATGTCGATTTCGTATTTGCTTTTAAGATAAACAGCCAAATCCTTTCCGGTATTTCCACCGGATGCTGCTTCATCTAAGTAGGATTTCAAAAAATCCTGCAACCGGATAATTCTTGCCTGTCCGAATCCAAATTTGTCATGCAGAATTATGTACCCAATCACGACAAACTCTTTGTATGATTTTGATATAACCTTATCAGCATTTCTCTTTTCAAAATCATTTCGCCCGATAATCCGCATTTCCTGTTTTGTGTAAAATGTCGGCTTTTTCTTCCGTCTCAACGCATTGCTCATTTCTTTGATTTCTCCTTTCTGTATGTGATTTCCAACCATGCAAAATGGCTCAATACAAGCTGTCTTGCACGCTCTTCAATCTCCATGCCTTTGTATTTGTTTATCAATGATTCTCCGGCTTTTACAACTTCATCCCACCAAGAATCATCGTTGTCCGGGGAATAGTATTTCTGAATGAATTGCCAGTAATCCATAAATACTTGCCATTCTTCCGAACCCTTTTCGATCTTTGCACTTGCCATAGCTGCTACCCCTAAAACGGACAATCGCCATTGTATGGCTTGAATCCGTCCCCACGTTCTTTCTTTTTGATTTCTGCTACAACATCATTGAATGGTTTTTCGATTTCAACAAATTTCATATTTTCTCCGATAAACTTTAATGCTTCTTTCATAAGTTCGCCCTGCCGTTGCTTTGCAACCTTCAACCCTTTATATTCTCCGCTTTCATCCAGATTCCATAAAAAGAAAATATTCGATGCGTCCTGCTCAATATCTCCGGATTCTCTCAATTCTGACATTGTAGGCTCTTTTGTATCTCTGCCTTCTGAAACTCTGTTCAACTGCGAAAGTGCGATAACCGGAACATTTAGCTCCATTGCAAGTGCCTTTAATGCTTTTGAAATATCTCCGACTTCTGATGATCTGTTGCTGTACTTTCGCTCTGCTTTAATCAACTGCAAGTAGTCAATAATGATTGCATCAAACTGCCGGTAGCGGCTCTCTGCCTTGATTTCTCCTACGGATTTTGAACCTGTGGAAATAATCACATCATAATCACACATTTCATCGTTTGCCTTGTCGAATTTTTCTTTTTCATCTCCAAGGAACGCTTTTGCCCTCCGGACGCGCGTTAGGCTTATTTCAGACAACCTTGAAACGAAACGTTCGTAAACCTGTCCTTCTTTCATCTCGAGGTTGAAATATCCAACTTGGAGTCCTTTTTCTGCCATTTGTCCGATCATCTGCGCTACAAATGCGGATTTTCCAATTCCCGGTCTTGCACCGACAACAGTCACGTCTCCGCCCTCTAAACTTCCGATGCAATCATCCAATTGGTCGAACCCTGTTTTTACGCCGCCCTCTCCAACGTGTTCGTTGAAATATTTTTCCTTGTTTTCCTCAACGATCTGCTTTAATGATTTTGACCGAACTTTCATGTTCTTCTGCAATTCTTCCAACCTTGAAATGCTTTCAGAAATAGTCTTGTCAATGTCTCCCGGTCTCAATGAAACTCTCTGATAAAGACTTTTGACCTCTCTTGCCTTGAAATCATTCATCACGACTTTGGCATACGCAGGAGCTTCAACCGATGTCGGAGAAGATTGTAAACAAGACATAACGACTCGCTTATATTCATCTTCGCTGTACTTTGGGTTGGTCAGCGATTGTGCAAGGGAAAGAACTGTGATTTCTTCGCAATTATCTCTCATTGCAAGCATTTTTATGAAAATGTCCTGTCCTATATCATCGGAGAACATATATGGTTTAATGTCCGGAATCCTGTCGAGAGAATCAGCAGATATAAGCACGCATCCGATAAGCCCCTGTTCCGCTTCTGTCAACTGCAATCACCTCGTTTCTCTGCGACCTGCAACCAATAATCACAATCATTTTTCAGCCAATCGACATATTTTGGAATGTATCGAAAGTCCTTATCGTCCGGATTCTTTTCTTGATAGTCGCTCAAATATGCTTCTGTGGCTTTGTATAACAGCCGTGCAATGTCCGGTTGGTTCTCTTCGATAACTTCTAGCACTTTATCCATCCAAGCTGTTTTAGAGGTACTGTACGCTGTTTTCTTGGGGTATATACTAAAAGTCTTTTTCCATGCATCGTCAAAATCAAACAAATCTCCGGAATCGGGCGACAGCGAATTTTCTTTTATATTTTCTTTCTCTTTATCTTCTTCTTTTTCTTCTTCTTTATCTGAAACAACGACGTCAGACGATTTATCGGGCGATTTTTGCTCAATTAGGTTTTTCTGCTTCTTTCTGCGGTTCTGTTGATATAGCCTGTCACGTTCCTTTTTCTTCTCATAAGCGTCAAGCGTTTGATGCTTATTCCAATTCGGAATCGTTATCACGTTGTCAACAACTTCAATCATTCCAAATTCTTCAAAGGTCTTAAGCGCAAGCCTTACCGTGTTCAAATCTCTGCGAAAAATGGTGGCAAGCATTTCATCCGTGAACGGTAATTTGTTGCTCATCATAAACACACCGTTGTTATTCTGTTTTCCGGCAAGAATGAGAAGTTTGAACCAAATCGTAATGATGCTATCCGCACTCGGCATACTCTCAATCAGAAGAATCTTTTCATCGTCAAAAACATCTGTTGTGATTTTAATCCACTTGACTTCTGCCATTTATTTAATCACTCTCCTCATATGTACTTTCAGAAATCAAAGCCATAAACTTCTCATACTGTTTTTCAGAAACTTTGTTACCCTGTTTATCCGGCTTCAAGCGGATTTCAAGATGCTTTTCAGCGATATGCGATAATTCCTTGGCAAGACTCTTTTTGCCTTGTTTAATGCCGTCATAATAGCCTTTTGCTGGACGGTAATCATCAATCTTGGCTTTTCCCTCTCCCTGTGAACCGCTTGTTTTATTGCGAAGTTGATAACCTTTGTCTGCGCAATACTTAATATAATACTGCTCAAGTTCATCAAGTTCTCCTATCGGACAGTGTACTGATGTTACATTCCATCCATATGGATTATCCTCTGAATAAAGTCCATGAGACTTTAAACTAAGGTCTATGTGCTGATACCCAGAAAGGTGTTGCGACAATCTGGTTAAAATATGCTTCGCCTGCCCCACATAAGCATATCTAAATCCGTTTTCATCCTGTCTTGTCAAAATATAAATTCCGCTTGATTCATCAAGCATTGGATTCAATGCAAGCCATTTCTGCTTGTTCTTGGCTTCTATCGCTTTTGCCTGTCTAAATTTCTTATAATCCAACTCAATCACTTCCTCTCCAATGACTTCATGCTCTGCATAGCCACAAACTTTCCATAGCTCATGCCGGATTCACGCGCCAATTTGCTAATTAAGTCGATTTTCTTATTATTGCTAAGTTTCTTCTCCTTGCGCTTTACCGCATCGCAATCTGGACATAACTTTCTTTTGCTTCCAACTGTCATAAATGTTTTCCCACACTTAGGACACTGCTTTTTAAACACTTCTTTGCCCAATGAATCTTGATGCCTTGCGAGATTCAGCCTGCTTGTGCATCTTCTGCAACAACAAACTTGCGTACTCCTTATTGGAGTAAACTCTGATGAACAATATTTACAAATCCTAATTTCACTCATAATTTTTTCTTCCGTAGGCGGCATATAGGGGGATATGCCGCCAAGTAATCAATGGCTTACAATAAGCTTGTGATAACTATTATTCGCCAAACAAGATAGTTTCTTTTAGGCTTTCGCCAAGGTGTTTCAACCTAATTATTCTTCAATTACTTCAAGTTCACTTTCTGTTAAATAACTGTAATCGCTTAATTTATAACTGCTAAGTGCTTTTTCGGAGAATATGCCGACTCTTTTGCGCAATATGGCACATCATCGGTTTCTAATGCAACAACGATTTCTCCCGGTTCAAAAAACCCATCACTATCACTAATAACTCTGCACTTTGTTCCTTTTTCCATCTTTTCTCCTTTCAGAACGGACAAAGGTTCATATCAACCTCTAGCCCTTTCTCTGCAACATAAACATTTGCTCCATATTCAATTGTTTCTTTCGTTCGTTTTAGGAATAACGGGGGATCTCCGCTTGTGTCCGATAAGTGTATTAAAACGACATTTCGTAAAGCTGGGTTGTCGTTCGTCTGAATAAATTTAAGTGCCGTATCAAGGCTCATATGACCTCGTAGGCGGTGTTCGTAGTTTGGCTCATTCCGGTCTACCAAATCCATGCTATAGTTGGCTTCAACCATGATATGCTCAACGTTCATACCGGAAAAGTCATATCTGCAATATTCCAAGTCGGTCAAGAATAACAGCTTGCCCATTTCCTCATGCTTGATTAAATAGCCGTAGCACTCGATTTCTGTATCATGCGGTACATTGAAGGGTGTTACTGTAAAACTGCCGATTTGCCGTGTTCTGCGCGGTGGAATAGGTGCTGTACGTTCTCCGGTTATGGTTTCAAGTGCGGTCTGCGTTTCAAATGCCGTATAAACCGGAATGCCGGATTGCATAAAATCTTTTATGTATCGTGCATGGTCTCCTAACCATGCTCATGTGAGACGATGCATCCTGCAACATCAGATATACGCCAATCAATCATTTTCTTAAAATCAAGAAATCTGCATCCGGCTTCGATTGCAAGAATTTCGCCACTGCTGCTGATTAAAGCGTAACTGTTGCCTGCCGATGATGAACCGCAACATCGCATAAGCATTTAAACCACCTCACTTTCCTTTAGTTTCCAAATATACCCACCGGCTTGTTTTCTTATCTTCCCCGGTTTGTATTCTTCTCTGTTTGCCACCTGCAAGATATTTCTTTGACAAATTCCTGTAAGTTCGCTTGCAATTTGTCCATTTGCATATTCAGCAATAAAATGTCCATCTGAATCATACTGTAAAATATGTTTAGGTCTTTCAAACTTATTGTAATTTATCATTCCTGTACTGATTTGTGGATGTTGTTTATGCGTTTCTATTCGGTGGTTCTTTGGATGTATAATTTCAAGGTTGGTAACTACATTATTCTGCTTGTTGTCGTCAATGTGATGAACATGGTAACCTTTAGGAATTTCTCCGATAAAAGACTCTGCCACCAACACATGAATTCTAGTACAACGTCGCTTTTTCTGAATTGAATCATAAAGGATAACACTCAGGTATCCTCCCTTTTCGTTCTTTTCAGAAAGAATATAACCGCCAGAATATTTTTTGAAACTCTTCAATCTTCCAAGGTTTGATACTTGATATACACCCTCAAAACCCTTTACCCATTTCCATTCCTCAACCAATATACCACCTCACTTTCCGAAAAATTCTTCTCTTACATCAACAATGTCTCGTGTCTGCCCTAACAACTTCCGGTTGTGCTTTGCCCTCTGCTCATTGTCACAAATAAACTGCTTGCATATTTCCGGTCGAACCGGATAAATGCGGCACTTTTCGCAACTTTTTCCTGTATCAAGAAACGGACAAGTCATGTCATAGGATACCGTTGCCGGCGCGATATGCCGACACTCTTTGATATGCTTCTTGCGTATATACCGGCGAATAACATCAATTTCCTTTTGGCTCATAGGAAGCAAGTTACTGCAACAATTCCCACATTGGCTACACTTCCCATCTTTACAAAAGTTGTAGATATTATCAGCCATATCACGTTGAACTGCATCTAAAAACGATAAAACCTCCATACTCTACTCCAATTCTTCCTCTGCAGGAAATTGAAAATATTCTGTTGTACTTTTCTTAAACATTTCGTTGCTTAACACTTGGCAAACTTCCGTAAAGTATTTTGAATTGGCAGTATGATGATAAAATTCATTATTTTCATACGCAATTCTAAGCATTTCCATAGCTTTCTTTGCTTTTTCTTCGGAACTGTATTGAGCCATTATTGAAGCTTCATTGTCTCCGATTGTCTGCATCCGGACAAAAGCTTTGTCTCTCACCCCTCTCGTATCAATAAAAACGACACTATTTTCGTACGGAACATCAATCGCCCCGTCCTGCGATATAACTCTCATAGAAAACCTCCTAATCTAAAAAACAGAAACCAAATAAGTGCCACGAATGAATCAATGAGTGCCGCGATAAACACGATTGCAAGAACAACCCTACCAAAAGTGACCTTGTAAGGAATGCCAAGAGCATGACGTATTTCTTCTGCTGGACTAATGCCGGAAGCAACAAACTTTCCTATAACGAAAAACAACGCCCATAACAAAATTGCAATTTTAACAAAAATCATAATTCCTCCTAATCTTTCATAAAGTCCGGTACGTTCTCGTCATTCTCAACGGCTTTCTTTGGCTCGACTGCTGCACCGTCGCTCGCTTCGGATTCTGCTACAACAAACGGCTCTGAATTGGCGTTTTCTTCAATATCACGAGTAACAATTTCCTCTGTATCAAGCTTCTTTCCCGATACTTCCGGAAACTCTTCCTGTGCATACATACCTTGGAATCTGTCCGGGAACGCTTCTCTAAGTGCTTGAACAACCGCAACTTTACGAATCATTGTTGCCGGCTTCTTTGACCACTGACCGTTGATTTCCCCGCTCTTTTTTCTTCCAACATATTCCTCGAATGAAACGCTCGCATACTCCGGTGTGTCGTGTCCTTTAATAAATACCTTCGCCCAGCCACCAACAAGTGTTTCGCTTGGAAGCACAAGCGCACCCTCACGTTCTTTTACTTCTCCATCTCTATCAATAACAATAACTCCCGCTTGTTTTCCACCATATGTAGGTGTTGCGTCCGCTCTTTTTGTGAAAACATCCTTTCCTACAACAATAGTTGCCGGGTCGTTATTTCCATACTTAATAAGATAAGCTTCTCTTAAAAATGGGTTTAAATGCTGGTATCGGCAAAGTGATAAGAACATCATTACTTCTTGGTCTGACACATTTCCGCCGCCACTAATAAGGTACTTTTTCACTGTTGTAGGAGAAAGCTTTACCATCTCTCCATTTGCTTCATACTTGACAATTCCTGCCTGTTCTCCCTGTGTTACTACTTCCTGTGCCCTTGTCTCTGCCATAATTACTTATCCTCCATTCCGCTTAAAATAGCTTTGATAACTTCTGCCATGCATTCTTTTTCTTCATTTTTCAATGTATCTGTATCTTTCTTTTGCTCCACACTATCATTCGCTCTCTGCAAAGCACGGTTGTATTGCTTCTCTCCTAGAGCATTCCTTAATGCTGCTAAAAGAGTTATAAATTCAGCCATGACAACAGGCTCTCTTCCGTTTATTTCTATTGTTCCTAAATCTGATTTAATCATATCTATTCCTCGCTTTCATCACACTTCTTCACAACAGCCATCTTATCAGCACCGTATGTTTCTACCCACTTCATATCCACTGTTTCATCCGTAACGGTCAGCTTTGCACCCTTGGCATTTACAACCGTATCACCGGATTTTACGGAATCCTCGGTGCGGTACACGTAGCTTCTTGTACTGTTTGGAAATTTCGCTTTGATATACTGCATAATTACCTCTCCTTTTTCACATATCCATTTGACAAATTTTCAAGAATACGCAAAAGTCTTTCGTTTGTTTCTGAGACTTTTCTAAGTTTTTCTTCAAGGCAATATTTATTACTCATAAGTTCATCTACCTTTGTTCGCAAATCCGAGTTTTCAGCCTTCAATTTTTCAATATCATCCATGTACACGACCTCTCTTTCCTTTATTTCTTGTGTCTTTTTCGCAATACGGAAGAGAACAATGTCCGGCTCTTCCCCAAAACCCTTTAGTCGCACTCTTCCAACGCTTGCATGACATGCACCGTGTATCCGGCTGTGTGATATTGTTTCCGATTCCTATTCTCGACATTCGGTGTCCTCGCTTTCTTTCAGATCATCAAATAGCCAAAAGTGTTCTTTATCGTGAATGCAGTTATAATCAAACCACTGCTCACAACTTATACTGTTCTGATGAAATCCAACCGCAATACAATTCGGTTCTTCATACAAACTTTCAAGTACATCTGCCTGCTCATTAAGATTTGTATTTCCCTCAAACTTGCGGAAAGCATCAATAACTTTGGGAATATCTTCTTTCTTAACAAGGCATTTATCGAATGTGGTACACAGGACGATTTTTTCATCATGCGTGACAGTTTTATCATCCATAAGATTCCAAATGGCTTTCATCTGTTCCATGTCAAATATTGATGCCCCATGACCACAATACTTTTCTCCTAAAATGTCCCACACTCGCATTGAACCACGCCATGCGTTATTTACCTCTCCAAAAATTTCAGAATCTCCATTTTCATCAAACTTAAAAATCTCAATGCAACTCATCCTATGCGCCCTCGCTTTCTTCATTTTCTATTGGCATATCCAATGTGACCGCAACATCTCTGATAAACTCGTCCGGAATATAGATTCCTGCCTGTATGCATATCGCATACTGCACCTTTGCAATACTTGTAATGTCAGAACCTTGCTTTTCCATTGTCTTTGTCAGAACCTTAAGCAGATTAGCCACACCGCCATGTGATTGCGGTGTTTTCCTTGCTGACATACTCCGAATCTCTTGAATATCAGTTTTCATATTCTCCATGAATTTATTTCTCCTATTGTCGAACCATTTTTCAAATGCATTCCACAGTTCCAAGAAACAGTCAGTTTCAAGTATTGCGTCCTCAATACTAGTGTATCTTTCCGAAAGAAATAGGCTTATTATCTGCCTTGCGTGCTTTTCAAAATATAATTCGCAACTAGCTTTCAAAAAGTACCGATACCCGAAACCGCATCTGCCATTAAACCAAGAAAATGAGTACCATGTGTTACCTTGAAAATACGTGTCGTATTTCGTATCCCACTTGGTAAACATTGGTTCTTCGCCCTTTCTATGCACCAATCGCATAACGCATTTCTTGCGGAATACTTCTTCGCACATAGCTTTGAATGTTCCCATGCAGAACCTTTCATTCCCAAGAGCGAGCGGTTCTCCTGCTTTCATGTATTTGTCAATGATTTCGATTGCCTTTGCATTTATTGGATAGTCCATATCACATAGCTTCAACTTTCAACTGTTTGTCCTCGGAAACGCTCAAAAGAATTAACTGTGTATCAACAGCCGGTACATATTCATCATTGATACTTTCTGCACCATCAAGGAAAATCGGAACATACATATTAAAGAACTTCTGAAAACTGTTGCAAATGTCAATCTTCGCTTCAATTTCCCTGCCAGTGTTAGTCGTGTCACCGAACACCTTGTAAATGCCAGCTTCTTCATCAAGCACCGTAGGAATACAAACTTCCTTATATTCTCCGTTTTTCTGGAAATCGAACAACTTCCAACGTACAATACCGAAATGCTGATTGATTTCCTCAACAAGTAACTTATTCTTTCGTTTTGAAACTTCTTTGAGCTGATAAAGAATCCTCTCGGCATCTGCCTTTGCTTGTCCATACTCGTTCTGTTTATGTTGCATATCTGCAATCTTGTCATCAATTTGAACATTGTTTTCAGCCTGTGCAATAATCTTATTTACTTCATCAAGCTGGCTCTGCAGATCTGCTTTCTCGACTTTCAAATCAGTAACAATCTTGTCCGCACCATCAGATTCCAGCTTTTCAATATCGGCGAGAACCTTGTCACGCTCTGCTTTCAGTTTCACATAATCTTCATTCTGCGTGTAATCAGCTTCGCTCGGGATCTCGGATAACTGCTTCGAAAGTTCTTCTTTCTTTGCAATGGCATCCTGTTCCTGTTTCTTTAAAGCGTCAATTTCTGTATTCAGATCAGCATTTTTCTTTGTAAGTTCGGTAATAAGTTCTTTCTTCTCGGTGCCAATAGTATTCAACCGATTCAGTTCAACCTTTTTGTCAGTGTCAAACTTAAATCTTTTTGCTTTCAGTTTTTCTTCTGCATCCGCCTCGGCTTTTTCTTTCCGGCTTTCAAAATCAGCCTTTAACTGCTCGATTTTATCTTCTGGCAACTTCTGACCGCACAGTGAACAAACAGTGCTATTTTCATCAAATACCCACTTGGATTCGTCAAACAGGTAAGGCGCTTCATCAAATGCCTTGGCATATTCTGCATTGTACTTTTCTCCAATTTTCTTCCGTTCTGCATCCGCATCTGTGATAGCCTTTTCATTACCGACAATCTGATTTTCTTTCAAAGAAATCGTCTGCTCCAGATGTTTTAATTCATCTTCGCAACCGCACAGATCAGCATCAATTTCGTATCTACGATTGGATAATTCGCGGTTCATCGTCTGTGTAATTCCGGATATATCAAGTTGTAACCGCATTTCCTTATCGCGCAATTCGTCAAGCGAATGATCGGCACCGGCAATCTTCTTATCGCATTCAGCGATTCTTCTTGTCAGATCAGCCTTGGCAAGTTCCTGCTCTGCCACATCTACATCAACTTTTGCTTTCTCCAGACCGATAATCTGATTAGGAATCGCATCTAACTGTTCAACTGCTTTCTTCTTGGAAGCGTTATTCATGGCTTCAATTTCCTCGAATTTATAAGATTCAAGTAGTTTTGCAACATCGGCAGTTTTTTTATCCATTTGTGCAATCTCTAAATCTGTTTTTTCGCTTGCCATAGTGAATAAATATTTGCGCATTTCATCCTGTTTTTTCTTTAACGACAAATCCTTAGTGAACACATTCGGGTGCGAACAAATGAGGAATTTATCAAACTCAAACCCTAATTCTTCCAGATATGCCTTAAAATCACGTTCTGTCTTAGGCACAGAATTGATCTCATATGTATTTGTGATAGTAACTTTCGAAACTCCATTTTTATCCGGTTTTCCAACTTTTCGCTTCTGCATCTTGGAAAGAGTGATTTCTTTTTCGTCTACATCGACATTTGCAGTAACAGTCGGAATACAATCTTCTACATTGTCCGGTCTAATGTTTGGATTGCTGACAAGCTCATAGTTCTTATCAGAAATCAGCCAGTACCATGCCGCCCCGATTGTGGTCTTTCCTCTCCGGTTCATGCCGGAAACCCTTGTTGTCTTGCCAAATTCGTATGTCTTATCCTTTACCCCCTTGAAATTTTCAAGTCGCAACGATTTTAAAATCATTCGCATTATTCTACACCTCCACGATTCCTTTTATTGACAACTCATATGTAACTTTTTCCACAACGTGACCATCTTTACACGTTTTCTTATATCTCCGGCTCTGCAATCTGCCGTACGTGCTTACCTTATCGCCTAAAGCAAGTGAGTCCGTATATTCTGCACACTTACCCCATACAATACAGGTTATCAAATCCTCTTTTCCATTCTCTCTTAAAGTTTTGAGTTTCACATCACAGATTTTACGACCAAGTGGTGTTTCTCTAAGTTGCTTTTCCTCGATAATTCCATCAAGGCTTACTTCATTCAAAGGACTATCATCCTCTGGCTTTGTGATTGTATCAGCCATAACATACATAAGAATGGCTTCTCCGGATCCTGTTTTTACGTGCCGGGTAATTATCTTTCCCTTGACACATACCGCTCCGCTAATGCCTGTATCGCTGATTTCTTTGTCGAACAGTACCGGAAGTATATCTGCAACACCACTTCTTCTTTCAACTCCGATGAAAAATTTATAAAAAATCTTACCGTTTGATTTATGGCTTTCCCTTGGTGCTGATACAACATCACCGATCAACGTTATTCTGTTCTCCATTGCTTCTCCTTTCCATTTCTCTGTCAAGAACCTTTTCAAAGTCCTCTTTATCGTCTTGTTTCTTCTTAACTTTACCCTGCATCAGTGCAACTAAAGCTTTTCTTTCATAATCGCTACAACGGATGCCACTAATAGTCATGCTTACCATGAGCATTTTTCAATCTGCTTTCTCCTTTCTCGTATTCTTCGGTTTGTTTCCTCTCTTGATAAATCAATGGTTATCTTTATCTCTGCGATCAATGTTATTACAAAGCATACAAATGCAATCACTGTCGGAATGTTGATAACCGAATCAGATGAATCAAGGAAGCAACAAGTAACCATTCCAATTAAAAAGCTGACATATTTAATAACCTGGTATATCATTCCCATGCTCCTTTCAGAAACTTGTTTACAAAGTAAACCTGTCCTTTTCCGGTAACTTTCGTTGTCTTTGTGATTCTTACTGAACCGTCCGGATTCTGAATGTTGCTTTCTTTAACCTCGAACAATCCCTGCTCCACATATCTCTGTTTTGGCATATTCCTAGAAGTACCGCTTTTAATAAGGAAGTTATTCTCTCGTAACCACTCAAACAACCGCTTCTGTCCTATCTGCACACCATTCTGACAAATCAGCTTTGCTAAATCTCCGATGAGGATTGATGTATGGCTTGCTGATACTGCATCTGCGAAAATCTCTTTAGGTATCATTCCTTGGATTCGTGAGTCCTGCATGGCAATGATGTTGTTCTTTTCGTCAATCTTTCGTTGTGCCACCATAAGTGCCTTGGAAAGCAACTCTTCATCAGATAAGGTTTCCTGCCCAGCTATGTAACCGCCATTCTTTCTGATTGACGGAAGGACTTCTTCCATTACCCATTTTTCAAATTTCTCTGCGCTAGGTAATTTAGATTTCATAATGAGTCGGTAAATATCACCCTCTGTTATGAATAAAACATCTTGGTTTCCGCTACTGGTAGGGATGTTCCATTTTAGAACCCCCTTGCAATGAGTTTGCACTGCCTTGTGAGGTATTGCATATCCTAATGCTTTCGCAACATCACTTCCGGCAAAATATGTCTTGTCGTCCTTTGTAATTGTCCGAATCTCTCCAAACTCTTCCGAATTAAAAATCTGTAATTCGTTCATAAATCTCCTTTCTGTGATATAATTCCCTTATCATCAAATAAGGGAGGTGAATTTTTGAACAATGAATATGTATCTGCCTACGCTATCGCTAAAATCTGTGGATGTAATGATTCTTTCAGTGATTTCAAAACCAAGTACGACCAATACTGCGAAGAAATCAAAAAATCTCTACCGAAAGAAGAAAATCAATTATCCAGCGTAGAGGTGGCAGAAAACCCATTCCGCAACATAAAACATTTTTAATATGTTTTAATGACCGGAGAAATGGCGGTAAGAACTTTGACGGATAATTCAATGTTTGTATCTTCGATTTTCTTATCGCCGTCCAAAATACTTTGGTAATCATCAACAATATCCATTGCTATATGCTGCGCTAATTCATCAAGACCGATATATCTATCCTTGTCTTTCTTTACAATTACGGCCTTTCCTTCTTCGTCTAAAAGCCGGTATCTTTTTCCATCCACTCTTTTCCACTCCTTTCTAATTAAGAAGAGAATCAACAGTTACATTTAAAACCTTTGCAACGGCATTAAGGTTTTCTGCACTAGGGCAAGATTCGTTCCATTTGCGGATTGTAGCATTGCTAAGTCCTGCTTCTTTCTCGACTCTCATAATGTTTGTACCCTTTTCATTGCAAAGTTGCTTGATTTTGTCGTAAAGCAAATCGCATACCTCCTTTTCTATAGACTTAGAAAATATTCTATTGACATAATGTAGATAATATTCTAAAATAAGTTTGCCAAATGAATTTAAGAACAGTCTCTATTTATATTTCGTAGAACATTTTCTAGTTGATAAAGCTATTATATAGAAGATGTTCTAGTTTGTCAACCCATTTTATAGAAATTGTTCTAGTGAAATGGAGGGAAATTATGACACCGCTAGAAAGAATTAGGTTATTATGCAAAAAATCAGGGATTAGCATGACTGCCCTAGAAGAAAAGCTGGAATTTAGCAACGGCTCTATCTCAAAACCGAAGGATATTCCATCATCGAGAATAATAAAAATTGCTGAATATTTTGGAGTGAGTACAGATTGGATATTGACAGGCGAAGAAAACTCCGCATTTTCGGATGAATCAACCCATCTTGCATCGAAAATTGTTTTAGACACGGAATTAAGCAGTAAGGTTGAAAAACTCCTATCTCTTTCCGACAAGAAGAAAAAGCACGTTTTTGAATTGATTGATTTATTGAGTGAGGAATAGTTATGTATAGAAATGTTCGCGGTTTTTGCAATAAAGAAAATAAGAATTTAGATATTAGAATTGAATTTATCCCATGCGGCACACAAGAAGGCAAGGAATATGCTCTTGGTAAAATAGATTGCGCCTATAGCGACGCAACCTATCACTGCAATAGAACAGAATGTCCTATATGGCGTGGTCTTGATTCTTAAATTTAATCTCAATCTCGCCATCTCCGTCATTTCCTTCTAATCTTGTAACAAACGGAGAGTCTATTGACATATTGATGCAATTAAAATCAAGGTGGACAACCGGCATGGATTGCGCTTTCTTTTCAAATCGTATACTGCGCACTCCATGCACGACATGACCGTCAATCAAAACTTCGCAATAAATGCTTTTTTCATCAATTGACCTGATTTCAAGTTTTGAATTTTTCATTTCTCAATCTCCTTTACAATGTCAGAAATAAAAATATAAATACAACGTAAAATCCTTGAATCATCGATTTTATCAAGTAATTCAATTATCATCTTTTTAAAGTCCATAACAAAACCCCCAATCATGTGCCCCCATGTAGCGATACAAATATTATAGAACGTGTGTTCTGCATAGTCAATCCCCAATCATGGGCGGAGCCATGCCAAACCCCACCCATGCCAGAACTTGAAGTGTCCTTTCGGACAAGTCCATAGTATCACTGTAATATGCATGATTTCAACATTTTTCGGTCGCAAATTTCGACAGAAAATGTCATTGCAGAGAAGCGGAAAGCTGTTTCTCAATCTCTTCTTGCACTTTCGCGCGCCAACGCATCGGCACTTCATCAATCGTCATTTTCTTGTCTATAAGAATACGTCTTACATAGAATTTAACCATATCTTACACCTCACTTTCTGCAGCAATGCTTGCCAGTTCTTCGATTGCTTCTGCGTTTGCTTCATGCCCTGCTTTAAGCTCATCAATTGCCTTTTCCATTTCCGTCTTTGTCCGCAGCCTGATAGTAACCGTGTATGTTCCATCTTCCTTACCTGCCTCGTCCGTATTCGGTGCGTATGTAAACCCATCGGATTTCAGATCGGTGTACTTTCCGGATACCTCATTATTGTGTGTAAATGTTACTTCCGCAAGGTTGTTCTCTGCAAAAGCGTCCGTGATCGTTTTAATGGCATCGAAATTCTCTGCCTTGATCTGGATGTTTCCAAGGCTTGCCCCATCGGAAATTTCAAATTCTGTTTTGTTGGCTAAAATAATTTTATCCATGTTTTTAATTCCTTTCTATAATAAAAATGGTTTATAAGTTACGTTCGAATATTCGTTCGATATATTTTCTTAAACGGCAGTTTAAATAGATATCCATCAAAGTTATCCCAATGCTATGCAACTGATAATGAATCGCATACTTTTCCAATAGATGCATTATCGTTATTTTTTATAACCTATGGAAACAATGACCAAGCAGATGTTTATTTATGCAGATGCGTGTCTGTAAATGCGCATGCTTTAGTCCCGTTGCACACATCAAGTGTTATAGCGCAAACATATGAAATTAAACTTGATGTGGCAACACGATCGGTAACGATTACATCAAAAAGATCTTGGGCTCAAGTTGACGTTATAAACATTTAGTTTATTGTTCAATAGCAATCCAAGTAAAATACCAAGTATATTTCCACGAATTGTTATGCGTAAGTTTTGTAACGCCAACAAAACCATCAATAGACGTATCAATAATGCTTATGACATCTAAATAATTACTAGCATTAAGTTCTCTCCACGAAACTATAACTATTGGTATGCCGTTAAACTTTTTGTTAAATTTTACATTTGTACGTATAATAGTATCAGGATTTATAGCGGAATCTGATCTACTAAAAGCACCGACACCGCAATCTATCATTTTTAAACTGCCGTTTATTTCGGTGATTTTATCATCCAAGGCTTTCCCTTGCCGTGCATCCAACCCAAATCCGGCTTCTGTGGTTGTAAGATTGTTGATTAAGTTTGCCGCCGGAAACGCTCCATTGATGGCATCCTTTAAGGTATCTGCTAACTTGATTACATTGTTGACCTGGTCCATCGTAAGCGTTGTGCCATCAATGTTGACTTTAAGCGTTCCATCTTCTGCTACTGTAAGACCATCTGCCGGCTTTACCACACCGGCTTCATCAGCCGTTGCAACACCACCAGCACCACCCACAATCGATTTCGACCAATACTCTGTATTGCTTATTGCCGTTCCTGCCGGAACATTCTTTTTCGCAAAATACAATGTGTTGTTATGAGTTACTGCATCCAATCTCTTATATGTAGCATCTGCGCTCCAATCTCCCTTTGGCACAATTGCCACTCTTCCTGCTATAGCCATTCTAAGCCACCTCCCAGTTTAAATTTCCATCATTGTCAACGACAAAGTTGTATGCCGCATTGTCCGTGTAAATCAACTCCCCATCCTCATTCACATCAAATTCTGTCATTGTGAGTTTCTTGTTAATCTCGTCTTCGATTCCCTGCGCTCGGTCTGCGCTGTCCTTGGCATCTGTGGCGGATTTTGCTGCGTTGGTTTCGGACTCTCCTGCGTTTTTGGCAGATGCTACCGCCTTGGCAGATTCCACCTTGATATCCGCCAAAAAGTTCGGTTGTAACTTATCTTCTGTAATTGAACCATTCTTTACGATAGCCTTAACCTTGCCATCTGTAATCTCAAATGCAATCGTATCAGAATCCAAGAACTCATACTGCGTGATTAGCGCGGATAAATCCACATTCTGTACCGTGCCATCGTCAAGTGTGATTACCAACTGTTGTGTCTGCGGATCATACTTGAAGTTGACTGCCAGCTTCTCCAACTTGGTATCAATGACCGCCTTGGAACCGTTCATCTTAACGACCGTCAGCGTTCCGTTGGATTCATCCCAAAGTATTTCCTTTACAAGCTCGTTAGCCTTTGTCAAGTCAACCTTCGTAGTGTCGAGTGCGCACACACGATCGTCGATTGCATCAATGCCGCCCTCTATGTTGTTCAGCCTATCTCGATTAATTGCGGTCTTTTCACTTGGAAAATTTTCCCAATATTCGCGGCTATAGATTTTCTGATATGCCATCTGCTCACTTCCTTTCTAACGCGGATAGTCTGCGTTCAAAATCGTTACACCTGTTCTGCAGTTTCTGTATCATGGCAGTATTCAAAGCGATAAACTCTTGGTAGCACAGCGTATACATATCATTTGCGCCACCATTTTGCTCTAAAAATTTTTCCCATTCCTCATTAGATTCAAAATCTTTTTCGGATAATACCGCATGTTCCAATCCGTAAAACTCATTTTCAGATATGCCACAACATTTCATTGCCTGTTCTACATCCTGTGCAACAAATCCAATGTGCATTTTATCATCATTTTCTATGAGCCTATATTTCATCGGTTGTAGCAACTCAAAAAATCGTTCAAACCGATCGTCCTCTAACAGTTTCCGGAAATCTTTTTTCTTTCTACGGTCAGACGTTGTTTTCCAACCACCGGAAGAATACCCACCTCTAAACGGGTTCTCTGTAGTTCCACAATACACAGAACTAGAACTTGGAATTAAATTTCCATTGCCGGAAATATGTACATAATCACTTATTCCAATGCCTTGTAAATAATATGCGATTGATGCTTTTACGCACTCACTCGCCCTCTTTGCGCTTTCTGCGGTTGTTGCGCTTCCTGCGGTTGTTGCATAATCTGCCGTACTCGCATGATCCCCTATGGCATCCCCATTTGCGTCAGTAACAGACGATAAGTCCAACATAACATTCTGCAATAGTGCATTATTTCTTCCGTCATGCCCTAATATCTCTACCCCATATGCATCGCCACTGTCAAAAAGCAGAGAGTCTACTATATGTACTCGTCCAAGAGCGTCCAGCTCGAAATTGCTACATTCTACAATCAATCTGTTTCCTCGCAACACAATTTGGTCGGCACTGGCGTTAATCATCGAAATAACTTGGTCGTTTTCATCTCTACCTAACTTCAATTCCAAGGATGCGTCTAATTGCCCTTCCGCTTTTTGCGCACGATCGACTTCTGCCGTAATTGCGTCTGCGGCCTGCTCAAATTTAGAGTTTGTCTGGTCCTCTAAATCCTCATACGTGGATTGAAGATGGTCTGCGTTTTTCTCTAACTTTCCGGTACGTCTTTCCACGCTTTCAATCGTGTCTCTGATAGAATTGACCTTTACAGAGTGCGTCTGTGTACCCTGTGCCGAGATTGAATCTCTCTTGCTTTGTACTCCGGTTAGCGTGCGTTGCAATAAATACGTTTCAACAATCTCTCTTGTGGTATTGAACCGGATAGGTTCCCCAAGTGTCAGGCATGGATTTCCGACGCAAGTGCAACTTTTAATCGGTGTGTATGCCGCCTGTTTCATGATTGGCAATAGGTTATTCGCAATCTGTTCCAGCTCTGCTCCGGTCTTATCTGATACAAGAAAATTTCCTGTAATCGAATAGTTGTTTCCGGCAGTTCCAACAATAGCACCGGCATTATCTTCACTTGTCTTGATTTCAAGCTGTGTGATTGCCTTGCTTTGGAAGTCCTCATAATCAAACGTGATGTAGTGTCCGGTCATGGACTCTGTGTTTGCGTCAGACGGAAATACGTTGTCTGCCGGAAACAAATCTTCTGCCGGATAAAGTGCGCTTGTTATTGCTTTCAGAAAGACATACTCAAACTTGCCCTCTCGGTTGATATTACCAAAGCATCCGTTAATCTCACAGATTGCCGTTACAACGGTTTTTCCACTGATAGCGGACTCTTCTGTGACCGCGCTTGAATCGTCCGTCTGTGTTGCTACAATCGTCTTATTGACCGTCATGGAATCATTGGCAAGGCTTGTTTCAACTTGCGCAATTCCAAGATACGCAAAAAAGCTATTGCGGAACTGCTTTAATGTCATTGGAAAGCTAAGTCCTGCATACCAAGACTTTACATCCGTATTGATAATGTCATACATCGCGTCATATGCCGTAATCTGCCGTTTTGTTCGGTCAGCCGTAGGAACATCGGATGCCACCTTAAAAACTCCATATGGCATCGGATTTTCGCTATCTCCGTCAACCGTTTCTTCAATAGAGATTGTCTTTCCAATAATGTTTCCTGCGGTGTTTCGTGCTGTGAATTTTACGCAATTTGCTTCGCACGCTCCAAATTTTAATTCAGACTCCGAACAAAGACTTTCTTCTAGCGCAAAAGTACCGATTTCAAGCATAGAATTGTCTATCTTCTGGTTCGTTCCAACAACAGATATGACTGTCTGTTTATCTGTCGAGGAATCCCAATACTTTTCTTTCAAATTACTATTTATCATATACACCACCTACAAACGAAAATTTGATTGGGTCATATTTTATCTTCCCATGTGCCACAGAATAGAACGTTGGCTGAATGTCAGCGATATATCCGTACTGTGTCACATATCCGCGTTTCTCCGGCACGTATGCCGTGATATAGCCACCGCGTTCCTTTGCCTTGGTATAGTTCTTTTCGATATTCTTCCAAAAATCATCAAACTGCTTTTCGGTCAGCATGGCTTTGGTTTCAAACTCAACCTTTAAGGCTTTCAGTTCCACGGCATCACGATGCTCATATCCGTTTTCATCCGTCCATGGGTCTTTGTCCTGCATATTTACATAGGAACTAAACGTGTCCTGCTTTATTAAACTGTTTGGTATGGTATAATCCCCAAACTTTACTAAATATCCGCCATATCCCATCGTTTACCTCCTAAAAATGGGTATAAAAATAGCACCTACCGTTTTGGTAGATGCCAATAAAATAAGCCGTGTTTCCACGGCTTAAATATCATTTACTTTTTAACTTCAAAGCATACCTTTGATTCGTTCCAATAGTTTGTTTCATATTCAAGAGAAATATCTTTGGCATCCTTTGGGATTTCAAAGCATACAACACCTTTTGTTTTCTTTCCGGCTGATAATGTTGCATCCAAATCTTTATCCTTGCTTGAATATGCGCTTTCCATATCATATCCATCCGCATAACAGTTGAAATCCAAAGAAGAAACACATTGATCCGAATCTGAAATATTTACAAATTCAAACTCAAATTTGTAAAACTCATGTCCTTTTGCTGGCTCGTCGTATTCTTCTGTGTACGGCTCGGCTTTCAAAAACGTAATCCTCAAATCTTCCGTCTCAACAGTATCTCCAACTTTAAAAGGTTCATTAACCTTTTCTTCCGTTGCTTGAGTTTGTGCTTCTTCATTCGATGATATTTTTTTAGGCGTATCATTCGTATCATCGCTTGTGAATACAAACATTGCTAAAAAGAAAATAATAATGCCGACTATTGAACATACCAAACCGCCTATAGCCGTTCCGTGCCCCCTGTTTTTCTGCGCAAGTGCTATAATCGCAAATACAATTCCAACTATTGCCGGAAATATTCCGATGACAACGCATGCTAACAAAACGCCTGCTATTCCGCACACTAAAGATGCAATTCCCCATCCACTTTGTTTCATAATCAAATTCCTCCTTGCTTGTAATATATACATATCAATATACCACAAGCAGAGGAGTTTGTCACTATACCGGATATGGAGATCTTCCGGTACGATCAAAATATTCTTTTGCGCTTTGCCGTGTGCTATCAAAGATAACTTTTCCGTCAAGTGCAATCTGAATCGGTCGATTATTTCCTCCACCCATTTTCACAAGTGGCTGAATAACTTCCTTTACAGCCTGTGCAACTCCGTAAGAAACAGACGATACAATCTGATCGTTATTCATTACTGCTGTATGACCACCAAGCGTTCCGACAAGTTCCGGCCCTGCTTCTCTTGCAACGAACATCTGTCCCATATTCGGCAATCCACCGACTGCGTATTTCTTAACCGGCTTCCAACTTCCGCCGGAAAATACACCGCCATCAGCTTTCTTTGTAGCTTTCGTACCAACACTAACAGTCTTACCACCGAAAAATCCTTTTACAGATGACCAAAGATTGTTTAATGAGTTCTTCGCAAACCCAATTCCAATAGTTACGGCTTTTTTATCCCCCCATGAATCTTTAAAGTCTTTCCATAACTCACTTATCCTTGTTGCTCTCTTTGTCAAAAATTTGACTGTTCTCTTCTCGCCCCATGATTCTTTAAAATCTTTCCACAATTCACTAATCTTAGAGCCTATTTTAAGGAAGAATTTCGCTGTTTTGCTTTCACCCCATGCGGTTTTAAAATTGCTCCATAAATCTTTTGCCTTTGAACCAATTTTCAGTAAGAACTGCGCGGTTTTCGACTTGCCCCACGAAGTCTTAAACTTTTCCCAAAGATCAGAAGCCTTTGAAGCTATCTTCGTCTTGAACTCCGCAACCTTGTTTTTGACATTCTCCCAGTCTTTTTTAAATCCGTTCCATAATTCAGATGCTTTGTTCTTTATCTTTGCGCCAATTTCAAGAACGCTGTCTTTCTTTTTGCTCCAATATTTATTTACTCCGGATAACCAATTGGCAAAACCTTTCTTTGCTTCATTGAACGAAGGAAGCTCAAAATCTGTAAAAGGAATTTTGAATTTGTAATTTCCGGTTGCCATATCCAAGGCCATTAGTTCAAACGCGGGACCGAACGTGTCATCCCACCAATCACTAAATCCTTGCTTCCAATCGTCAAGAGAATACGAGAATAAATCGCTGAAATTAAATGTTGTTTGATATTTCTGCATTTCCTCCGGCTGCGTCAATTCAGCAATCTTTTTGCCGATTGCTTCTCCGATTGTAAGACCACCCTCCGCCGCTATTGTAATTGCAGCTATTGTGAAAAATGCTTTTTTAATTTTTGCAGTAAGTATCTGTCCTCCAACAGAATCAGCAAGTGCGCCAACGGCTGATTTACTAAACTTCTTTAGTGCATAGGCACCAAGAATTGTTGCAATTGTCTTAGAGCTTAAAGATGTAAGAAATGTTTTTAATCCGTTAAAAATACCGCTCCAACTCAAATCGCCAAAAAAGCCAACTGCAAAGCTCCAAAAACCATCAACCCATCCGTTGATAGCTTCTGCGCACTGTTTCCACTTGAATTTCTTGAAAAAACGATTAAATCCATGCGCCACATTCTTGCCAAATGTTTCAAACTTAAATTTATCCGTAAATCCTTTTGATGCAAATATTGCAGTATTCAACGCTCCTGCAATCACATCTGCGGTTGCGGTAAATACGCTATTTCCCTTTTTATCTTCTGAAAACAAACCATTAAGAAACTCTGCGAGTCCTGTTCCAAAGCCGGACGCTTTAGCGTATATTTTATCCCATTCAATGCCACCAACGGCTTTTACAAGGGCTTTTCTTATTTCAATTCCAAGTCCTTCAAGGTCTTTGATATTACTTACGAAATCCTTGTAAATTGTGTCTGTCTTAACCAGTTTTCCGGTATCTCCACCACCAGAACCAGAACCACCACCGCTTCCACCACTTCCACCACTTCCGGAACCGGAAGTGTTATCCTTGCTCTGCTTTGAAATAACCTTTAATTCATCAAATGCACGCGTTGCCTGTTGGATTTCCTTTTTTGCTTTCTTGGCATTTTTTGCGATACCACCCGTATTTTTCCCTGCGCTTCCTGCGGCATTACTTAAATCGTCCATGCCGTCAGACGCACTTCCAATATCATCAGCAAGACCGCTGATTCCTGCCCCTTTGCTTGCTTGATATCTCCATCCGAAGATAGAACCTAAAGCATTTGTTACCATCTCTGCGAAGGAAATAACCTTTTGCAGAACTGAATTAAGTACCTTGATAAATGGCTTGAATGCATTGATTAAACCACCACCAACAACCGCTCCAAGTGCTTTGAAGTTCTCTTTAAGCATGGTTATCTGGTTATGCCAACTATCTTGCGTCCTCTTGAAGTCCTCGGTGATATTGGTTGTATGCGCAAGCACATACTGATAACGTAACATGGCTTTTTCAGCCTGCGTCATTGAGGAAACATTCGCATCAAGCCCCTGCTTTAACGCCCATTCCTTTAATGTTGCCTGTGTCAAGTCGATACCATAACGCCGCATAGGTGCCGTAGTACCGGAAAATACAGATTGCAGACTTTTGGCAATATCTTCTTGACTCACATCATAGAATGAAGCCATATCTCCGGCTAATTCTGTCAACCGGATAGACATTTTTGCCATCTGCCCTTGCGGAATATCAAGGGCGGTTCCCATTGCTTGGAAACGGCTTGCAAACTGTTTCGCGGACAATTCAGACATACCAAATTTTTCAATTGATGTTTTTGCGAAATTGTTAATTAGGCTTTCATACTGCCCGAATGTCTGCCTTACAACGTTCTCAACCTCTGTCAATGAGGATGATATGTCAATGGCATCTCTAAGTAGCCTAAATACTCGGAATAAAGACCAATACGTTGCATACACTTTTCCGATTGCTGACGCAAGAGAGAACGACTTCTTTGTTACCATGGATGCACTTGAACTAAATCCGCTAAATGAGCTTGTGATGTTTCTTGCCGCACTTCCTGCCGCTCCACCTGTTCTTGCCAACCTTGCAAGTGCGTTTGTCATGTCAATAATATTCCGGCTTACACTAGGGGCTTTCGACAGTTCGGACATAAGCTGTCGCATTGCCGTGGCAAGTTTCGGAATATTTTCAATCGCCTTGGTGGAACTCTGGTAGCCAAGCTGTTTGATTGCAGATGCAAGTTCGGTCAGACCCTTAACAGATGCTGACATTCCGGAAATCCCTTTTAATGCATTGGAAATCTGACGCATAGAACCAGCCGCGGCATTAATCTGTCTGCTGTTGATAGAGCCTAATTTGCTTATATTTCTTGCAACCGCAGAAAAAGTCCGTGTATCAATTCCACGCATTGCCGTCATTGCCCCTGCAAGTCGGTTTACCCCTGTGGAAAGACTATTCAGGTTTCCGGTATTAAGACCGGAAAGTGCGGAAGATAATCTTCCAAGTCTTGTCACAAGCGCATCTATCTGACCGCTTGCCTGTCTTGCCTGTGCTTGGATTTTTATTTCTAAGGTTTCTAATTCCAACAGTTACACCTCCTCCTAATATATAAGTGTAGGGTTTCAGTACCCAACAGCCAGTTGGGACTTAATCCTCTCATTGTTTAAGCTGTATAATGATTAGGCATCGGTCTGACGACACCTCCTAGGACCATTGGCGTCCGTACGAAAGCCTGTCAGCCAGCCTGTCATTGCAGCCGTTCGATTTATGCAGGTTGAACTACTACTTCACGTTCGTTTGATACCCCAGGAGATTGAATAGGCAATGAGAAATGCTGGAATCCATGCAAATTCACTTTTGGAGGTACGTAGAATGTACAACGCAGTAGGTATTGATGTTTCAAAGGGTAAAAGCACCGTTGCAGTCCTGCAGCCTGGCGGCACTGTGATCCGTAAGCCCTTTGATGTCTCCCACACATCCCAAAACCTCAATGAACTGGCAGATTATTTGAGTTCATTAGACGGCACCACAAAGATCGTTATGGAGTGTACGGGTAGATATCATGAGCCTATGGTAAAGGCTCTATCCGAGGCTGGATTGTTTGTTTCCATTGTAAATCCTCACCTGATTAAAAACTTTGGCAACAACTCCCTGCGCAAGGTGAAATCGGATCCGGCGGATGCCCGCAAAATTGCCCGCTATACGCTTGACAACTGGACGGAACTGCGCCAATATTCAGGTATGGACAATACACGTACTCAGTTAAAAACTTTAAACTCTCAATTCAGCTTCTTTATGAAGCAAAAGGTTGCCGCAAAAGCAAATCTGATTGCACTGTTGGATAATACTTATCCTGGTGTAAACAAACTCTTTGACAGCCCCACCCGTGAGGACGGGAGTGAAAAATGGGTTGACTATGCTTATTCTTTCTGGCATGCGGATTGTGTCCGCAAGATTGGGTTAAAGGCATTTACAGAACGCTACAAGTCTTTCTGTAAGAAGCACCACTATATCTTTCAGCAGGACAAGCCCGAAAAACTGTTTAATGCCTCGAAGGAGTTGGTTGCCGTCTTTCCAAAGGAGAAGACTTATAAGCTGTTGATCCAGCAAAGCATCCAGCAGTTAAATCTTGCCTCCGAACATGTAGAACGACTCCGCAGGGAAATGAACGAACTGGCATCCACACTTCCCGAATACAGCACCGTAATGGGCATCTATGGCGTTGGTAAAACCTATGGCCCCCAGCTCATCGCTGAGATCGGCGATGTATCCCGGTTTACCCACAGGGAAGCACTGACCGCCTTTGCGGGCGTAGACCCCGGTGTTGATGAATCCGGCCAGCACAAGTCAAAGAGCAACAGGGCTTCAAAGGTCGGCTCCGCAAGGCTGCGCAAGACATTGTTTCAGATCATGACAACCCTGTTGCAAAATGCTCCTGAAGCCGATCCGGTGTACCGTTTTCTTGACAAAAAACGGTCTCAGGGAAAGCCTTACTATGTCTACATGACAGCCGGAGCGAATAAGTTCTTACGCATTTACTATGGTAAAGTCAAAGAGTGTCTGCGGAACTTAGAACAGACAGAATAACACCCTTTTCTATACCACCCCTTTCAAAGCCGGCATTTTTGGCGGCTTAAAAGTTATGCACAAAATATCAAATCGGATTTTTGAAATTTTCTTCAAAAAACACTTGACTTTTTATTAGCAGGCTTTATTTAGTTTTAGAAAAAGGCGGCAGGATTTGCCCCCTACCGCCCTTGAATTACTTTTTCAGTTTTCCCTTTTTCAGAAGAGAAATCATCTTTGAATTTTCCTCTGATGTAAACTTGAAATTGGAAAATCCGTTCTTTTTTGCGATTTCCGCGCGATGTTCTTTCGATACATCATCTTCTCCAACCGCTTTTAATGCTTCTACGATTGAGCTAGAATTTCCGGTATACTTCGGATAATACTTACCCTTGCTTTTCTTTGCACCGCTTACAACAATCGCTGTGTGACCTTTTATGCGTGTCACAAGAATATCTCCGTTGTAAAGTGTGTCTCCCTGTTTATAAGAGCCTACATCTTTAAATAAGCCGGATTTCAGAATCACCGACCGCTCATTGGATGTATTGAAATCTCCCACATCCTTGCCGGATGCATGGATAATACAAGCACGTACAAGAGAAGAACAATCGCATTCCGTCTTTACTTTTGTGCTAATGCCATGCTTAATGACTCCGTAGCGTTCCGATTGGTCATAGCCGATATTTTTGTTGTCAGATGCAATCTGCATAGCTTCGGCTAACTTCTCCGCAACCCTATCGTCCTTCGCCCTTAGCACGTACCATCCTTTAGAATGGTTGTAAAACTTCTGCGTAGACACTTCCCGTCCGGTCTGATCTCCGGCTTTTCCGCCAGAATAGCAGTTTCCGTGTTCATCGTGCCTAGCACTTCCGATAATTACTGCCATAGTAATACCTCTTTTCTTAAACTATCTTTGGTTTTGGTAAATGCGATTTCCTTGATTCAGCCGCCCATGCTTCTTCTGCCTTAAGCATTTCTCGTATCTCTGCATCGGGATCGTCCGTATTATGCTTTTCGATGGAATCATAGCAAGTTTCTTTAACGTACTTGCTATTACCCTTACCAAATGTCGCGTCTATTGCTGTCACAAGTGCTGATGTTGCATATCTGCCGAACCACATATACATTTCCATGTCGCGTTGCTTCCATTCTGCCTTATATGCATCCACATAAGGCTTAAGCGACTCTGGATTCATCATATCTATATCATCAACGGAAAATCCGTAGCCTTTCGTTACCATAAGGTAAAACGGACGGATTTCCGCAACGTAATATTCCCATGTTAATTCTTGGCTGTTGTTTTGGATGGAGTTTTCTTCGCCGGAGTTCGATTCTTCTTCTCCGTCTCCATCATTTGTGATAAAAAACTGTTTGACTCCAACTCGGACTCTAACTCATTAAACAAGTCAAGGCAGTTAATTTCGCCATTGTCGATCTTTTCGGAAAGCATATCAAGCACCTTCTGGAACTGCTCGTCATATCCTTCCTCTGTTTCGTAGTCATATCCAAACTCGTCCTTATGGCTTACTTGCAGTCCTACAAGAAGCATCTTAGGAAGTGTTTCAAGTAACAGTTTTTCTACGGATTCTAAGCTTCCGTCCTGCTCACTTACCGAATCTGATACATCTTTGATAAGATGTGACTTTAATGTTGGCTTAAAACCAAATTTGATTGAATATTCGCTATTTCCTAACTTAACTTTCATGTTTTACCTTGCCTTTCTGCCCTATATTGGCAAGGGGCAGTGTTGCCACCGCCCCATTGTTGCTTATCTCATTGCTTCAAGTTCTGCTATCGACCGTTCATCCTCGCCTACCGGTGCGGTCGATTGCTCGTCCGATAGGCTTTTTACCCCACCACTGTTACAGTGAATGTACCATCACTATTATCAACGACTTTCAGCTTATCTGTAACAAGCTCTGATGCTGTACTTGGAATAACTGTTACCGTCATTTCAAGGATTTCATCGTTTCCACCTACATCGTTAGGTGTGGCTGTTGCAGTTCCTACATATGCGTACTTCGCCACACCGCCGATACCGTCCGTTCCGTACAGATGGATAATATCAAGTTTTTTATCTCCATATCCATCCACCTTTGAAAGATATTCTTTTTCAAGGTTTCCTGTGATTTCTCTTGAATCAGAAGTCTTAATTCCTTTTTCAAAAGTCTGCTGATCATCTTCCATTGTGGTTGATTCAACCGTGTTTGGTGGTGATGCAGGACTTGGAACCGACTTAGCCGCAACCAAAAGATTGTATGTTCCCGCAAAGTCAGCCTGTTTTTCCGTGTGCTCTTTTACAATGACACGCGTTTTATAACTTGTTGATGCCATATTTTCTACTTCCTTTCTGCTTATAGCTGGTCTAAATGCTCAACGTTTCCAATTACGCGAGTTGCGCGGAATGTAACCGTTCGCACTTGCTTGGAAATTGTTGGGGCTTCATTTGATACCTCAAACATTTGTTGTTTAAAAAAAGACACCGCATATGCTGCGATGTCCTTAATTGCTTTTCTTGAACCTTTGTTTGTAATTGTAATCTGAAATGTTGGGCGAATTGCATTGATTGTCTTTGCCTCATTAGTTCGTCCGGCTTCTTTGCCACCGATTTGTCTGACTAAAAGCGTCGGGAATGTTGCAGTGCCGCCCGATTCTTCATCTTGCACCACATTAATTCCTCTTACCCTGCTTTCCATGTACGATTTCAAAAGGGAACATAAGGTATCTTCAAAATCAAGTGCCCAACTATTTAACTCATTTTCCACCGAATACCTCCCTTGCAATCTTTACATACTGTTGAATAATCTGTTGTTCCGCATTATACATAGGCATTGTGGCTTTGATACCGTGGGTATAACGCCATGTTTCGGTCTTATCGTCCCAATAGTACCAACCATCTTCAAAAGCGTGTATTTGCCCAGGATAAGTGCCGACACCGAATCCAAGTTCCGGTGCTTTTGGGTTCTCTGCGGAATTATAAAAAATACCGGCTCCAAACTCTACCGCCAACAAAGTATAGAATGGTTCTCTATCTTCTGCCGTTACCGTTTTTCCGGTCGCAATGAGAATCGCATTTGAAGTCATTAACTGTGGTGCTTTATCCACCCTTACCGTTATCGTGTTTCCTAATGGGGATTCCGATATGTGTTGTATTGCCGCTGTCTGACCTATCTGTGCAAGCCTAGAAACAAGTAAATCACATTTAGCTTGTAAACTATCGCGGTACTTTTCTAATTCCTTTATGGCGGCTTGTATGGAATTAGTGGATAGTGTCATTGAAATAGTTTTCTTTGCCATGTGACTACCTACTTAATATTCTTCCGAAGAAGAAACAAATCCGTGGTCAGCCCTTCGTCTGCAACGCCTTTTACGATGTAGTCTGCGGTTTCTGAATCCACAAGTCCATCATCAGTGCGTTTGACTTCCGAACGTTTCCACACCACATCGCCGGCTTTCAGCGGCAAATATCCTTTATCCGTGACAAGCTGACAGTATGATGTGCTATCATCAATTCCAAATTCTTTCACAAGTGCTTCTGACAGCTTATTGCTGATATTAGCTTTGAATGTCGTAGGTTCTGAAAACCCTTCAACTTCCTCGCCTTTTGGAATCTTGTTGCCTTCGGAATCTAAATAAGGTACAAAGTTTCCATCGGAATCCTTGTACCCTTCATAGACAATATCTCCATTTTCGTCAGTTTGTGGAATGAATACCCTCTGTCTGGATTGCGAATACTTCATTTCCTGCTTGTTAATGTCAAGCATTGGTGTTTTCCTCCGGGATTCCGGCAACACTTGTCAGAAGCGATAACACTCCGGCAAGGACTGATGCAGAAAGAACATATTTCCAATCCACCGCGCCCATAAATGCCGCCGTTCCAATTCCTGCAATAGCCGCCTGTGCAACAGTCTTGATTGCTCGGATTCCGGCTTTCTTAGTCCAATCCTTCCAATTCCTCATGGCTTTTATCTCCTTTCCCTATATGAATCTCTTCAATCTCATGTTTCATTTTTGTAACCATTCCGTTTCCACCTAACGCATGGTACGCATCATACATCTCACAGAAGTTCTGATAGGCATATGACGGTATTTCTCCGATTCTGGTGTACTTTGCATGGTATTCAATAAGTTGGACGCGCAAAAGAAGCATTGTTCCCTTACTGTTCGCATCCCTGCTTTTCTTTTGTTGTTTAAGAAGCCAAACTATATATCCAAGCACTATTGGAAGTGCCACAAGATAAGTTTGAATCAAAATACTTTTCATTTGAATCTCCTTTTGACGCACTGCCCACCACCGCTTAATGTGCGCCGCCTGCAACCATTTTACCGACATCGGCAATATGGTCACGCTCAATCTTCTTTATAAAACTTTAGCAAATGGAAATACCCCGACAAATAGCTTTTCTCTGTCTCTCCAAGCTCTGCTCACACCATTCTCGCTAAAACTCTCCATAAATTCTTCACCAGACTGTGAATGGTCATAGACAGCCAGATTGACAATGACACTTTGGTGCTTCTTTAAGTCTTCAGCTATCATTTCATCTGTGTAGCTGTCGGGATAATTTCTCTTTGCCTTTACATCTTCTGCAGCCTGTTTAATAAGCTGTTCGATTACTGGATTATCTTCTTTGTTATCGAACACTACCACATCAGATGTTGTTTCATCATCATTTGTGACTGTATCAATATGAAATTGTTTAAGTCTGATTTTAACTTGCTCTAATGTGGTGTATTCCATAATTTCAGCTCCTATAACCCTAATTTCTCAATTAACAGTTCTTTAAGTTCTGCTCCTGTAAGCTCCATTGCGTTCTCAATACCTTGTTCTAAGGCAAGTGTCTGCAAGTCCGCTGTTGACATACGCTTAATATCTGTCTTTGTGTAGTCGCTTGTAGGTTGAGCAGGGAACTTGTCCTGCTCTTCCTCATACTTAAGCTCATCTCCATAAACAGTTTCTTGTCTTACATTATCTGCTGTTACTTCTTCGCTCTGCTTTGCGGCGTTGATTTTATGTCGTCTTAATAACATATAAACACCTCTTACTTTCCAAACTTAGCAAGAACAACCTTTGAATCATTGCTTAAGACTGCTGTATAGTGTTCATCGCCAGAGATAACAGTTGTCTTTGCAAGAATATCTCTGTCTGATTCAATCTCAACGCTTCTCTTCATATAGATTGTAAGTGCATTCTCTTCCTCTGATGCGCCATCTGCACCTGCGTCCTCGTTAGGGTCATCTACTGACACGATAACAATAGGGCAAGCGTAGAACTCTGTTGTAACAGCCTTTAACTTGTTACCTACCTTAATTTCTTTTCCCTTTTGCTTAAGCGTATGTGCAAGTGCTGTGTCAAGATGAACATTAGTTGAATCCTCACTTGTTGTATCAGCTACAACATTGATTGTTCCTGTTGAATCATCAAGCTCATACTTAACCAGCTTAACTTTCTTAGACTTAACAACCTGCGCTCCTGCAATAGAACCGATAGTGCCATTCATAATTACATTAAGTGGGTACTTGTCATTGCTCTTGAAATCATCGTCATTAAGTAATGTTGCTTCTTGTGCTGGGTTAATGAATAATATCTTTGTAAGTGATGAATCTGATTCATCATCAAATTTGCTATTAGCCGCTACAACTGCTGAATAGCTGATAGGTGCTGCTGTTCCATCGTAATCAATAGGTGCTGTGCAAAGTGCGTCATAGCTGTCATTATCAACTTTTGCAGCGATTGACATAGCAATCTGATTGATAGCTGTACCAAGTGGGTCGCCATAACCAGATAATACTGATTCATCTGTAAGCTCTACAGCCTTACCTGCTTTCTTAACCTTTGCTTCTGTTGTAGATGTTGTAAGTACCGTTGTACCCATAGCAACACCTTCTGCTACATCTTCTGCGTCACCAATATAAGCATACTTTGGCACAACGATTGTGCTTCCCGGTCTGCCTACAAGTGTTGTATCAACTCTTGCAATAGGCGAAAACTTAATTTTCTTTGGTAACTTAGCTGATACCATATCAGCCATTACTTGTGGGTCTACTAAATTTTCTAACTTAGTCTGTGGCATAGTTTATTTACCTCCGTTTTCTACTCTGTGAACTTTTTATAAAGTTCTGGATTCTTATTTTTGAACTCCACTCTTTCGTGGTAATTCATCTTGTTGAACTGTTCCTGTGTTATCGTGCTTTCTTCTCCACCGCCTGCATTAATAGCCGGTCTTGATTTAAGCCACTCCGCCTTAGCTTCTTTAACCTGTCTTTGCACTTCATTAGCAATTACAGTTGCTATAAGGCTATGGTCTGCATCTGTAACCGCCTCAATCAAAGAATCAATATCCTTTCCATCACCTATAACTTTCTGATAAGCATTGACAGCTTTCATATGATTAAGTTCTTTGCTCATGTTCTCGAACTTTTCAGCCTGCAATTTTTCAGCTTCCGCTTTTGCTTCCGCTTCCTGTTCTTCTGCTGTCTGCTTCGAGCGAAGTTCTTTCTTATACTTAGCTGCTTCTGAACTGGCTTTATCGGAAGCGTTCTTATACTTCTCTTTTTCAGCTCTTTCACTAGCGAGCTGTGCCATAAGTTCTTCTACGCTAGGTGTATGCTCTTCGTTCTGTGGTTCATTGTTAGTTGTTGGTTCTGTTGTTGTGTTAATTACATCTGCCATAATTTCTTTACCTCTGCTTTCTGCGTTTTTTGTTGTTCTCTCAACTTCTTGCGATATTTGTATTGCCCTTTCTCTAGGGCATATAAAAAACCACAAGGCATTTTCTACCTTGTGGCTCAATATCAATTATTTATCTGTTCTGCTCTTATCTATAACCGGACTATTTTCTGTCTGGTCTGATAAGTCTTGCATTGTGCGGTCTTTATTAGGTGGCTGTTCTCCATCTCCACCCTCCGCTTGGTTCTGCGTGCCTTTGTTGATTATACTGTCTTGATATGCCTTAACCATCTCTCCGCTTCTCGCTACAACATCGTTAGGGTCATCAAAGAATGGAATTGCATCAACTGTATCTTTAAGGCTAAATCCGTGGCTTATCAATGTTGCCATGGCATTAACCTTGGTTGACATTTCATAAGTTTTTTGCCGCTTAATGTTAGGCTTTACATCTCTTGCCCTTAATTTAAGTAATGGGTTACTGCTGCTAACATTGTTTGACAACTTAATAGCCGCAAGAACAACTTTTATTTCTTCCATTTTGCAGCCATCAGTAATTAATTGCTGTTTTGCTGCCGCTGTCTCAGCCTGTGACCAACCTGTTGCGTCTGACATTGCAACTCCTGTACTACCACCACTGTTATCATTCCGTTGTGGTACATTGCATTTCTGCAATATTATCTGCCGCCTTGATTGGATATTATTAAGCATACCTGTGTAATCGTAATTAATTGCAAGTGGCTCAACTATTGGAGTTTTGCCATCTGCTGATGTGTAGGTCTGCATCCATTCTCCAGATTTTGGTTTCCTTACTTTTTCAGTAATGCGTTGCGTTCCATCTTTATCAACTGTTGTTTCTTGTTCAACTGGGAAATCAACATCATTTGTATGCCATACTGCCTGTGTATTCTGTTCGACATCATTTGTAAAATCTGAAATGAGTAGGTTTAAGTTATCCATTTCAGATATTTGCCGTTCAAAACAGCCCATTCTATCAAATGACCTTGTGTATTCAATGATAGGAATTTTATGCAGTGGGTTTTCTTCTCCGCTTCTCTCCAAAAACCCCCATTTTGTTTTCCCTTTATTTTTCCCGTTAGTGATTTTTATTCCGTCGGTAATTTCATATCTCGTATCTTTGGTAAAACAAGTGTAATACCTGGTACCGCTGTGCTTATCTTTTATATATGTCCCAGCAAGAACAACTCTCTTGTCGCTGTAGGCGGTTGACCTTACAACAAATGTCGTTCTTGGGTCTAATACATTATATGTGAAATAGCTTTCCCCATCCTCGTATTCTGTATTTACATCAATGAGGACATATCCAACACCACCGATTTCAACATATCTTGCAAGTTTCTGCTGCTTCTGTCTTGCGTTCTGTGATTCGTAGCAACTGTTTAATTCCGCTATAGCTTTTGTAAGGCTAGAATCCTCATTGTCGCCATTTTGAACTAACGTTATAGGGTTTCCCCACTTAAAACCTAAATTAAACTCCGTGACTTCATTAGCCACATTATCACAGCACTTACAGTCAATGTCTGGTCTGTAAGTCTTTGGGTTCTTCCTAACTATTGGCTGTATTCCTGCGTCATAATCAAGAAGAAACTGTATTCTGTTAGAATTAATATCATGTTCCAAAATTGTTTCACGCAAAATTGGTATTATATTGTCAGGCGTTATTTCTTTTGCGCCTGTATATATAACAATTCTTCCTGCCTGCATTGTCTACACCTCTAATAAAATCTCATGCCGTTCGAACTTCTTCTGTCCGGTATTTCCTTAATCTGAAAATCGTCATCATTGTTAGGTACATACCAAATCCACTTGTGACAGTGCCTACAAGCCAGTTTATGTGTTCGTGGGTCTTTGCTGTCTGCTTTGGTTAAAAACTTATGGCAGTTCGGACACATGATTGATTTATCTTTATTCATATAAAAATTCATATTTTTACCTCGTTGCATAACAAAAAGCACCGCCACAATTAAGCAACGGTGCTTTTGATGAAGAATGTGTTTATGAAAAACATCTTTGTAACTTCTTACAAATACAGTATATCATTTGATCAATATGACATTCTATGACATCTTTAAATACGTGTTACCATATTTTTCTTCAAATGCTTTAAGAGCCTTTCCATGAAGTCTGATAATTTGTCTCCATGAGTATTTCATTTCTGTAGCAATAACTTCAAAAGTTTTCTTTTCTATATATCTTGAAAACAAAATATTATAGTAATTTTCATTCTCTATGCCGTCTATTTGCCCTATAATCAAGTCTTTTTTTTCAATGTATTCATCTATCACGTTATCAAGATTATGCTCCATTTCGTCAATTTTGGCGCATGTAGAGCCTATTTTATCTGGGTCAGATGACGACATTACTCTTTCTTCATTTTTTACCGCCGATATGCTGTGGGAAAGTTCTCTAAGCTGTGATATCTCTGACAGCTTATTATTTATCATTCTATTGAGTCTGCTTATTTGGTTCAAATAATCCTTGGTTGTCATACAAACCCTCCTCTTATATCGGACTTGATATTATTACTGTCTTCTTTATCCTGTTTCCTTTTGTAATTCTTAACGCAAAGTTTGAGAAAACATCCGGCACATCGTCTAATTGTTTCTTGCCCGATACCGAATACTGCTTTAATAATGACATCATCACTCCATATGGCTCATTAGGCTTATAAAGTGATTGATCTTTGAAAATAATATGTTGTAAAATCCAGTTAGAACACTGAAAAATACGTGCTTCCTTA